ATGACGCAAACGCCGCGGGATGCAAATTTCCAAGCCGCCCTGGGGCGTCGGCTCGGACTGCTATTGGATCAATACCTGCCATGGAACTTGTCGGCGCTAGCCACGAAGTTGGGCTACACCAACGACTCGGCGCTCCGCAAAGTGCGTAAGGGGCAAGCAGGCCTTTCTGCCGACAAATTGGCGCTGTTGGCCGAGCTGCCGGTCGGCGAAAACGCCGCTCGCATTTCCATCGATTGGTTGCTGACCGGACACGGTGCACCCTTGGTAATGACGACGGGCGAGGCCCCGCAGGCCGAGTTGCCTCGGCGCGTGGCCCATGCTCCGTCCGAGGTTCAACAGCGCATTGCCCACTTCCTGGACGTTCAAGAAGCACGCCCGATCGTTGCCACCCAAGCTAGCCCGTCGCCGTCCCGCACACAGCGACGCTGAGGCAAAGTCAAGTCGCCTGCCGGCCGCGGGCCTAGCAGCTCAGCAATCTTGCGTATTTGGGGCCGCCGCGTTTGGCGGTAAGCAAGACCTGCGGGCCGCACTGCACCGACAGGAAGTAGCCGTCGATGGGGCCGTGCAGGATGTAGCTGCGGACGAGTTCGAAACAGGGGTCGGAGTACACATCAAAGGCATCCCCCTGAAACGCTATTCCGTCCAACTACCAAGCCGAGGTACAGGTCTGGCGAAGAACTGGGCGAAAGCGAAGGACACCATGCAGTGGAAAGCCGCCGCGACGGGCGGTCCGCCAACTCGGCCCGCACCGTCGCGCCTTGGCCGGCTAGCCAGCGTTCGACCCAGCCCAACGCGGCGGCGTTGGTGCGGAAGGGGCAGCTGATATGATCCTTGAGCCCGAGATGTCGCCTGATGGTGGCAACGGCGCCGCGCTTGCCCAGGGCAAGCCGGACTGACGCCAGCCACGCGTCCGGATCGCCGTCTGGGACCGCGACCAGATGGTGAGCGAGCGGTGATCCCGCGAAGGGGCTTCCCAGTGAAAGCTGAGCGGCAGGGGTGTGCAGGGGCGAGTGGGCGCCCATTAACGCGGACGCTAACGGTCACCAGTCTCCCAGGACGAGATGCATCAGGCTACCCCATGCCGCGGACTAGGCGGCGTACGGTCCCCGGAGGGGATGACAGCGGATGCGGCGACTGCGCCTAGTGGAGCGTTAGGTCCTACCGACCCCCGGTCTGGGCAGGCTCTTCCCAATCCATACGCCCGCCGCTCAGCCGGTGCACGCCGGCCGACCCCTAGCAGCCCGCGCTAGTCCGCCAGTTGTCCGACTTCTACATCACGACGAAGCCTAGCGAAGCAACCGTATGTTCCTCGCACAACACGAATGCCTGGGGCGCCTCTGCATGCGGCAGGTACCCGGTGAGGCGGTTTGATGGCCGCGAAATTCCATCGCTCCCGTTTACATCGGTAGGAGTTTCCGAACCCGAGGGGAGAGGGTGCATGGACGTTCGTCGTTTAGGTGGTGCGCTAATGCTTCTCGCCAGCTTGTCAGGATGCAGTTGGACTCGAATTCAACGTGAGCCTTTGCCGAAGTGGCCGTGGCTGGATAGTCAAAACGTCGCGAAGAGTCCATGCGGTGGCGACAAATGTCGACCTAAGGAGGCCCTGGAAGCATGGGGGCAGGCAACCGCATACTGCTTTGCCTATCATGAAGACCTTGGGAAGGCTGCATTACATGGCAAGTCGGCGAAGCTCGGGATTAGAGCACTAGGCACATTAGCGGGCACTGTTCTTCAGAACGTCACTACCGGATCGGTGTCGAGTGCATGGGGGAGTGTGGCTGGCGCAACTAATACTATCGGTGATCAGTTGGACGGGGTCTTAGTCGGCGCCGTTTCCCTAAATCAGCGCGCGGCAGTTGAACTCGCTGTAGATGGTTGGGGCAGGGAATATCACCGCGAGCAGAATTCTCAGAAGCGCGTTGAGATTGCGCTTGCGATGGCGCGAGAATGCGCAATGAGCGCCGCTCGCGCGGAGCAGCAAGTCCTTAATGCGATAAGCCAAGTGAAGGCAGCGGATTTGGAGCGTGCAAAGAGAGAACTCGGCAAATGATGAAACAGATGGCGAGCCTTTAGATCCGTTCCGAGCTACGTCGCTTACCGCCGTCCCGACGGCGGGCACGCCCGCGGCAGCGCCGCGGTCGAGTGTAGATCACCTATCAAGGGACGTGTGGCAAGGTGACAGAACCAGGCCATAAAATGGCGCCTGCCAGCAGAAGCCGAGAGGCAGGCTCTTCAAGGGCGAACTGGCGTCCACATAGCGAAAGCCAGTTCGGGCTCGACTCAAATAACGAGACTCACTTCGGCTGGTCGACCCAGCCCGAGTGTTTAGGCGTCGGGGCTGGCGCCCGACTTCTTCGCGGTCCCCGGCTTGCGCGTACTCCTCTTAGTCGCCACAGGCTTGAGTGGCGCTTTCTTTGACGCGTTCTGCTCGAGAAGTGCGTCAACCTGCTTCTTACTCAGGCCTCGCAAGGAAGCGATCTTTTCCAAGAACTCTTGCCGTGGTCGAGTGTCGGTCTGCTCCCAGTTATATATTGCCTGCGAGCTAGCACCCAGCAATGGCGCGAAGGCGTCACGACTGAGTCCCAGCCGTTCGCGCAGCTTCCGGAGGCCGGCGGCCGAGTATCGAATCGCAGCTGCCGGAGCATTCGGGTCCTTCTTCACCGGATCGGCCTGGCGAGATCCCTTAGAGGCAACCTTGACGCCACGCCGGAGTGTCTCGATCTCCTGCTTCAACGAAGTCAGTTGCTTACGCTGCGCCAGTATCTGCTTCTTCAGCGGCTCGACCTGCAGTCGGAACTCTTTTCGGGTCAAGCGAATGATCTCGTCCTTCAGTATCGAAGCAATGTTCGGCATGCAATCTTCCTTATGATTGAGTACTCAGAATATGCGATCGCCCTACTGGCGACCAACCCCTGTGGCGTTACTTGGGAGAGCTAGGAAGGCGCGGCTATCCCAACCAGACGTAGCTGTTCGGACCACAGCAACGGCGGGCTGATGCCAAGACGGTCGATCTGCACATCCGGAATGGTGTCATCTAAGATCCCGGCGATGATTTCTGGGGCCAGCAAGGTCAGGTTGATGATTCGACCAACGTAACTGTTGTCGGTGGATTCGCTCTCCGCCAGTTCCTTCATCGAGGCGATCTCGCCGCGCTCCAGCATTCCCCGCCAGCGGTAGCCCTTGGCGAGCGCGCGTTGTAGCGAGGTCAATTGGGAGCCGCTCGTTGCAGCGTCGCAGTCCTTAGCCTGACCGTAACGCCGCCGGCCGGCGCGGCGACTTATAGCCAGAGGCACGATCACGGTCAGCGCGCCATCGCTTGTTCGCACGACGCGCGGTGCGCCGGCCGTATCGACTACGGGCCTCATGCTGCTATCCCTTCCCGACCCAACTCGTCCGCCAGAGACAGCACACCGTTTGGGTGAAACCTGATCTCCATGGCATCGAGATTCACCACGACCTGCTCGATCAACAGCCGAAGGAGCCGCTGCTGCTCGGCCGGAAACAGAGCATCCCAAACCTGATCAAACTGCCGTATCCCAACCACGATCATAGCCTCGTCCAACCCAGCCTCGGAGGCTGCGGCCTGCGCGACAATCGCCGAGAGCATCTCCGGCGTGTTTAGCATCTGTCGTACGTAGCCCACCACGATTCCCTCCAGTTCGGCAGCTGGAAGCCGAGGGAACTTCGCCGCCGCCGCGCCCTCATGAATCTCGGCGGTACTTATGTAGTACCGGTACAACCGACCATTACCCTTAACGGTGTGGTAAGGCGTCATCGCCCGCCGATCCGGGCCGACGACTAACCCCTTAAGCAGGAACGGCACCTTGGCTCGGCTCGCGTTCCCCCTAGCCGCCGCGTTGCTGGCGAGAATGGCCTGAACCTTTTCCCAGCGTGCCTGATCGACGATTGGCGGGTGGCATCCGGTGAAGTATTGGTCCCGGTGCTTCAGCTCCCCCAAGTATGTTCGGTTGTGCAGGATCTTATGAATGGTGCTCTTGTCGTGCGGCTGGGGCGTTCGGACTCGGCCGGCACGGGTCGTCCACGCCTTGCTCTTGTAACCCATTCCGGTTGCATCACGTACGACCGCCTGAATGGATTCGGTTTCGATCAGCCGCTGGAAGATGAAGCGAACTTGCGCTGCTTCAAGATGGTTGATCGCAAGTCTCCGATCCTTGACGCAGTACCCCAGCGGCGGGATGCCGTGCATCCAGAGCCCTTTCGCCTTACTTGCGATCATCTTATCGATGGCCCTCTCGACATCGAGGTCGCGATCGTACTCGGCAAACGACATCAGGATGTTCACCGTCAGGCGCCCCACGGTATCGGCGGTATTGAAGCTCTGGGTTACCGACACGAATGCGACTTCTTTCTCTTCAAGCACCTTTAACAGCTCTTGGAAGTCGCGTATGGAGCGGGATATGCGATCGATCTTGTAGGCCACGATGACATCAACCAAACCTGCCCGGACATCCGCCATCAACCTCTGCAAACCCGGTCGGATCATGGTGGCCGCCGACCAGCCCGGATCGTCATAGACAGTTGCGATGGGCACCCAACCTCGCCCACGCTGGCTGGCTATGTAAGCCATCGCGGCGTCACGCTGAGCCTCGATGGTGTTGTACTCCCGCTCAAGGCCCTTCCTTGTAGATTTTCGCGCGTAGATGGCACAGCGTGTGACAGCTGCCTGCGTATTTGTGCCGATTGCTTGCGCATTCATGCCGCCACCCGCACCAGGATGCCCTTTGAAGAGTGGCACTCGACCACGAGGACACCGTGCCGCTGGAAGAATCGAGACAGATGCGATTCTCCGTCGAGATCATTCGACAGGCGATCCATGTCGGTAACGGCCACACAATCGATGGCGCCGGCTGCAGCCTCCAGAAGAAGCCGCTGGAAGTTCGGCCTGACCTCGGTCCGGCTGCAGACGCCCTCGTCCACGTAGTGGGTGATGATCGGTAAGCGGTCGAGTCTTTCAGCGAGATCCTGCTGCACGACGTAGCGCTGGTAGGCGATGAAGTCGGAATCCACGCCTTCGGAATAGCAGTAGACAGCGACGCGAACGGGTTTGCTAAGGTTCAACATATGAACACCTCAGTATCGTTTGATACGCAGGACCGACAGCGCTCGTGCCAGCCAGGGGGCGGGGGGTCCGGTTTGGGGCCCTTCGTGCCTAGGTCTCTCGACGGCGAGGCATCTATCTGCTTCTGACGCCTCGGCTGCCTGCCCCTTCGCCACGATCAGCGGCACACCGGCAATCTCAAATCGAACCCTAAGCCGCAGGTCGTCCATGTACGACCGAGTGAGCCGGTCATCGGACGCAACCACAATGGCTCTGACGAACCCGGCGTCCATATGCCGAAGCATTGATTGCAGACCCGGCCGTCTTACCGTTGATCCCGCCATGCCGTCGTCGCAGTAGGTGACCGTCGCCGATTCGCCGAACACTTCCTCGGCTGCGCGCTGGGCCTGCGCGTACTGCTGCAAGATGGCGCCGGGATCTGGCACGTCCGAGCGGGCGTAGATCACGACGTTGCCTATTTTCTCCTCACCGCTCATGTCTCTCTCCCTTCCTGGTGGACTGCGGTCGCAGCCCGAAGAATGCGGGACCTGACCAGCGGGTCCCGGTGATTTCCCTGGCGATCTTCGACAAGCTGCCGTAACGCCTGCCGTCGTAGTCGAACCCACCGTCCTGCAGTACCGTCACTCGATGGAGTCGGCCGCCATGTTCCCGTGTCAGGACCACGCCCGGAGTTGGCGCGGGCGCTGCGGCACGGCGGGTGACCTTGCCGGTTTCGACCAGCCGCTGGATGCGTTTGGTGTTGCTCTCAATGAGCGGGTTGGCATTGGTCCGATACGCCTCTTCTTGCAGGCGATGGGCCAGTCGGCGTACCGCGTACCGGCGATTGTTTACGCCGGGCGGCTCGCCGAAGTACTCCAACCACTTCACTTTGATTTCCTTCCAGCTCAGGTGCGGCAGCGCCGCGACCTGAGCGGCAAGGGTTCTCTGCGCGACACTTTTCTCCATCACAGTCGGCCTCCACGGCTCTCCAAGGGGTGGTCATACACCCTCGTTTCGCCCGTGTTATCAAGCCCAACCTGTCCAGAGAAACCACTCGCGCGACGATCCTTCGGTTGCAGACGCCGCAACGCGGTCACGGCTAGATCGGCGATCTGCTTCACCCGTTCCTCCGGCGTTTGTGATGGGGCGCTTCTATTGTCCTTGGTCATAGGTTGTCCTTTCCTTTCGCTCATGCCGGGGGCAGCAGATGCCGGCGTATCGCAACTTCGCCGTTCTTCCAGTCGATGAATCGCGCGAACTCTTTACGACTACAGATTTGCGAAATACTGGTGTTCTTGGTGCTGTAGCCAGCCCGCCGCAGCACCCAGCTTTGTCTCGGGCGGGGCTGGCCGGCGTCGTGCGCTTCTGCAATGGCAAGCGCGAACGCCCGCTGCTTCCTTTGAAGTGAGAGTTCTTCCCCTTGCAAGCGCAAGACCGATCCATCGTCGCTGAGCTCGAACCACCTGCCAGCAGGGGTCGATCTCTCTGGGTTCGGGTCAAGCAAAGCGATCGCGCTTTCCAACTGTTCCACGCTCGTCACCAGCCCCTCGCGCTCAATCCTCGCGACTTTGACGAGCGGGATAGCCATTCGCCCGTTTCCACTCAGTTCCGCCGGCACGATCCGCTTGGTCGTAAGCAGCACCTGTCGCTCGGTAGCGTCTGCATCGAGCGCCGCTATCGTCTGGTCTACTTCATCTGTCCAGATGTAGCGGAACAGGTACACGGAAACGTTCTTCTGCCCCATCGAAACTGTCGCTAGGCGCCAGAGACGATTCGGCACCAGGCACACCGGCTCTGCATCGGCGAGTTGCGCCGATAGCTGAGCAGGCAGCCAGTCCTCTCGTACTCGCGCTGCCGCAAGCGGTTGCCAAAGTTCAACTTTTCCGCCGCACTTGAGGCAGATGAGACTTTGATCGTCGTAGGTCCACGCGTGGCGAAGTAGTTCAGCGCCGCACACCTTGCACTGACTGCGAACGGCGCGCTTTGCAGGGAACAACGCACCGATCGAAACCAGAGTTTTGAAGAATCGGCTGTTATTTGCGGGCAACAGCGGGCCATACGGCTCATTGTTGAACCGGTCGAGGTATTTTTGGAGCACAGTAAAACTTCCTTACCGCGACGAATCGCGGACACAAGGCCCCGTGCAGGCCGTCGCCGGCCCGATGGAATTCTTTTGTTCTAGTGAACGATCAGCGAATCGGTGTAGCCGATACCAGTCGACGATCTAGTTTTTGCTCGTGTAGAGCGTTAGCGACCGCGATAAACGATTCGCTGCAGGCCGGAATGCCGACGTGCATGAGTAGAGGGAGAAGCGCGCCCGAGAGGCGCACTGAGCAGGTATGGCGAACGAATCCGTTGTTCATAGTGGGTCCTTCGTTGAAGACCACTTTCGAGTTGTGGCTGGAACTGAATCGAAGCCTATCGCGCCATTCATGATGTGTGCAATATCACAAGTGCATTCCGGCCGGTGCGGGACAGCACAATCTAACTTTGGTTCATGCTTCGTTTGGATTGAAGCATCCCAACTCGATTCTCCGCTCTCTGCTTCTAGTCGTTTCTAGTTTGATCTAGTCTTCGATCTAGTCGTTTCCATCTTTCGGTTCTAGCCGGCTTTGTAAGACGCTTCTCCGCGAATGCACATTGGTGCCATCGCATGAGAGGAGTTGTTGCAGTGAGCCAGCCCAACCTTTCCACCGAAGAACTTGCTGATCGATGGAGCGTCACCACGCGCACCATCAAGCGATGGCGCAGCGAAGGCATCGGCCCGCGATCGTTCAAAGTCGGCCAGGTCGTCCGATACCGGCTGGACGACGTCGAGCATTTTGAATGCCGCTCGCCCAGCACCACCCCGCAAACTGCCGGGGTGGCCGCATGACCCTGCTGGAACGCTGCATGGGTCGGCCCGCATCTGAACTGGCGGACTACGCGCCCGAGATGCTGCTCGACCTGAAGAAGCAGACGGCCGATGCGCTCGCTACTGCGAAAGCGAACGCCGACTGGATCGATCGAGCGCTGGACCTGCGATACGGCCAGATCGCGGCACAGCAGCGTTTGGCCGCCGACAAGGACACCGGCACGGTGACCTTTGCCGATGGCGACATCCGCGTCAGCGTCCAGCTACCGAAGAAGGTGGAATGGGACCAGGCTCAGCTCGCGCGCATCGTCGAGCGCATCCGTGCCGCCGGCAAAGATCCCGCCGAGTTCGTGGAAGTCACCTACCGGATCAGCGAGACCAGGTACAACGCCTGGCCCGCCTCGCTGCGCACGTCCTTCGACGCCGCCCGCACCCTAAAGATGGGTAAGCCGTCCTTCCGCCTGTCCTCGCCCGAGGACGAATCGTGACGGAAATCACAATTTTGAGTTGTGGCCGCATCTTGACCCTCAGCGCTGCCGACGGCGACGAGGCGCGCATTTGGCTGCTCTGCAGCTCGCGCCGCCCGCTCGCCGCAATCGCTCCAGGCGCTGAAGTCCGAAGCTCGATGCCGGCACCCACCTGCCCGCAGTCCACTTCCCCCTCTCCCTCGAACGAGCCATGGATCGAACTGCTGCGCAAACTCTCGGGAGGCCGCTGATGACCCTGCCGATCATTACCGCGGATCAGCGTCTGACCGAGGTCCGTGGCGTCAAAGGCGTCCTCGTCGGGCGCTGGGGCTTGGGCAAGACCTTCCAACTGTGGACGCTCAATCCGAGCACGACCTTGTTCGTAGATATCGAAGCCGGTGACCTGGCCGTAAAGAACTGGCCCGGCGATAGCCTGCGCCCGCGCACCTGGGAGGAATGCCGCGACATCGCCGTGCTGCTCGGCGGCCCGAACCCGGCACTGCGCGACGGCCAGCCGTTTAGCCAGGACCACTATGACCGCGCGCGTCAGCGGTATGGCGATCCGGCCGGGTTGGAGAAGTACCGGACGATTTTCCTCGATTCCATTACCGTCGCCGGCCGGCTGTGCCTGCAGTGGTGCAAAGGCCAGCCCCAAGCGTTCTCGGACCGCGCCAACAAACCCGACATGCGCGGCGCTTACGGCCTGATGGGTCAAGAGATGGTGGCCTGGCTGACCCACATCCAGCACACCCGCGATAAGCACATCTGGTTCGTCGGCATCCTCGACCAACGCACCGACGAGTTCAACCGCAAGTTCTACGAATTGCAGATCGATGGCTCCAAGACCGGTCTGGAACTGCCGGGCATCGTCGATGAGGTGATCACGCTGGCTGAAATCACCTCCGGCGACGGCCCGCCATACCGCGCGTTCGTCTGCCACACCGCCAACCCTTGGGGATTCCCCGCCAAAGACCGATCGGGTCGCCTCGACTTAGTCGAGCCCCCGGACCTGGGCTTGCTCATGCGCAAGCTCGGCGCGCCCGAGGCGGCGGCACCCAATCCCCCCTCCCTTCATTAGTCCGCAGGAGACCTCATGTCGGTCTGGAACAACTTCAACGACGCCGAGAGTCCGGCGTTCTCCCTCATCCCCAAAGGCACCTTGGTCAAGATCCGCATGATCATCAAGCCCGGTGGCTACAACGACCCGAGCCAGGGTTGGTTGCACGGCTGGGCGACTCGCGGCGACACCGGCGCCGTCTACCTCAACGGCGAGTTCGTGGTTCTCGAAGGCAAATATGCGCGCCGCAAGCTGTGGTCGCTAATTGGACTGCAGAGCGCGAAAGGGCCGGCCTGGAGCCAGATGGGCCGTAGCTTCATCAAGGGCATCCTCAACTCGGCCCATGCGCTGCACCCGGACGATATGAGCGCCGCGGCGCAACAGGGCCGGTGCATCGAGAGCTTCGGCGATCTCGACGGCGTCGTTTTCGCCGGCAAGGTGGATTGGGAGAAGGACGGCTACGGCGAGGACAAGGCCGTGATCAAGGTCCCGATCATGCCCGACCACCCGCAGTACCGAGAAGTGATGGGCGCAATGACGTCGGCATCGACTGCCGTGACACCCGCTCACCTCGTAGCCGCTGCGCAGGGGGCTGATGCCGCAACGAATGCACCGTCGACTCGCCCCGCATGGGCACATTAAGGATAAGGCCTATGCTCCCCCGCGCATGCAGCATTCACGATTTCCGCCGATTGCTCGGCTTCATCGACAACGTCATTTTCGCTTGTCACTTGGAGCGGATCGCTCCTCTGTCCGCACAAGTCATCAGCGAGCGCGTAGTCGCGGCACTTGGAAATCCACGCGCCACGGCCGAAACGCGTCAGATGCAAATCGAATTCTGCCGCGACTTGGCGCAGCTCAAGCTTGCAGCGGACTTCGACCCGGGTGTCAACAAGAGCGCCTTTGCCTATGACGAAGTGACGTTCAACCTGTGGCCGAGAACGCAAGACATGTTCCCGGAGTACGTCGGTCTAAACGACCTCAGCGCCTCTGAGGCACGAGCGCTGTATGACGCCTTGAGGCGCAGAGTCGGCTGGTGCGAGGAACTGGCCGACGAGATCAAGCGGAAATTTCCAACCGAGATCGCTAGATCCTACCAATGATGTTGTGCTGGGGCTGTGGCCGTCGCGCGCGCGGCTTCGGCCACTTGGACCTGCGCTACCGCGCCAGTGACCCACGATGCACGCCGTACCGATGGGCGTTTTGCTCGAACACCTGCCAGAACGCCTTCCATCAACTCTACGACACCCGACGCCGGAGCAATCCGGCGTCGATAGAGGATCTTTTGCCTGTGACCCACCCACTTTCCCCCGAAGCACAACGCGCTTGCCTGAGAGCGCTGGCCTCCGTTGCGGGCCGGATCGGCTTCGCTACTCCGCTCGGCCACTACAACCAGGCGCAAGCCACGGAAGTTGTCGAGACCATCACGCAGGCCTACGAGGCATCGATTCGCGCAAAAGTGAATCCGTTCTCACGGCCGCTGGATGGATTCGAGGACGAAGACATTCCTTTTAACTGAGGGCACGCGCCATGACTACCAAAGAAATCTGGTGCGTTGTGCCCTCGCTTGGTGATGTGCTCGCCTCTAGCGAAGGCCGCATTATGCAGATTCCTCGCTTGGTTCCCCAGTTCCATGGGGGACAACGTCAAGTCGGCGGTACGCCGACCTGTGGCCAATGGGATGGCACGCGCTACATCTACGTTTGCCATCGCCACAGCCACAAGGTGGCGCGGCTGATCTGCGAAGCCTTCCATGGCCGCCCGCCAGAAGACCGTAGCGTGTGCATGCACCTGGACGAAAACGCGCGTAACAACCGTGCTGAGAACCTAGCGCGGGGCACCCAGAAAGAGAACCTTAACGCTCCTGGGTTCATCGCATACTGTCAACGACGAGTAGGAATCCATTGTCCGCACTACAAGGCAAGAATGAAGCGGGAGGCGGCGAGGCACGCCGAGCCCCCCGGTGCTTGACTTCATCACTCACGATCTTTCCGAGCACGTCAGCGAGCTGATAGACACAGCGATGGAGCGCGAGGCGACGCTGTTGCCGCCTCGGGCCTATCTGGGCGCGTCCAGCCTCGGTGAGGACTGCGCTCGGCGTCTACAGTTCCAGTACTTCAACGCCCCTAAGGACCCCGGTCGGCACTTCCCCGGCCGCGTGCTGCGCGTTTTCGCGCGCGGCCACCGGGTCGAGGCGTGGATGGTCGACTGGCTGCGCTTGGCCGGATTCGATCTACGCGATCGCAACGACCAAGGCGAGCAGTTCGGCTTTGCCGCGGCAGGCGGCCGAGTCCGCGGACATGCCGATGGCATCATCGTCGCCGGCCCCGGCAACTTCCGCTATCCGATGCTCTGGGAGTGCAAGTGCGTCGGGGTCAAGACCTTTCGCGAACTCAAGAAGAAGCGACTCGCCGCGAGTCGGCCGGTGTATGCGGCTCAGGTTGCGCTCTATCAGGCCTATCTGGGACTGCATGAACACCCGGCCCTGTTCACCGCTGTCTGCGCCGACGACATGTCGATCTACACCGAGCGCGTGCTGTTCGATCGTGGCTTGGCGCAGCGCGCGTCCGATCGCGCCGTTCACATCCTGCGTGCCTGCGACGTCGGCGAACTGCTTCCACGCATCAGCACCACCCCAACGCACCAAACCTGTCGCTACTGCCCCTGGCAGGAACGTTGCTGGTCCCTGCCCTCTCCCACTACCGACTGACCCAGAGAACTTGAATGAGCACTATCGCTGAACCGGCTGGCCCCGTTAACCGGGCCGCTGCCGATGGCCTTCGGCATGCAGCCCCGAAGTCGCCGGAGCCGGCTGCATGATTGACTTCAATGACGCAGCACCGTTGGAAGAGACCAAGCAACCCACGCGACCCGAGCGCGATCAGGTCCGAACGCAGCTGCTGCTGCGCTTGGAAGCTGTGCTCAAATCGCTGTACCCCGAAGGCCGCGTGCGCCGCGATCGGTTCACCATTGGCGATGTTCGCGGCGCCGCAGGCGACAGTCTCGAAGTCGCTCTGAGCGGAGAGAAGGCCGGGCTATGGAACGACCACGCCACGGGCGAAGGAGGTGATCTCTTCGACCTGGTTGCGGCACAGGCCCGCCTGGATGCGCGGCGCGACTTCGCCGCGGTGCTCAGCCGCGCCGCTGAGTTGGTGGGTCATATGCTGGCACCGGCTGCCGCCTCGCCAACCAAGAAGCGCCGGTCGGAGCCCGCGCTGGATGAGTTCGGCCCCCACACGGCGCGTTGGGATTACCTGAGTGCCGACGGTGAGCTGATCGCATGTGTCTACCGCTATGACCCGCCCGAGGGCAAGCAATACCGACCCTGGGACGCCAAGCGGCGCAAGCACCAAGCACCGACACCGCGGCCGCTCTACAACCAGCCCGGCGTCGCCGCGGCGACCGAGGTCGTCCTGGTCGAAGGCGAGAAATCGGCCAATGCGTTGATCGAGCGCGGCGCCTGCGCCACGACCTCGATGAACGGCGCGAACGCGCCGATCGATAAGACCGATTGGTCGCCGCTTTGCGGAAAGCACGTGCTGATCTGGCCCGATAAGGACAAGCCCGGCTGGGAGTACGCGATGCAGGCGGCGCAGGCTGCCTTCAAAGCCGGCGCCGACTCGTGCGCGTTGCTGCACCTGCCCGACGACAAACCGCTGGCTTGGGACGCAGCCGACGCCGCCGAGGACGGCTTCGACATTGACGGTTTCCTGCGCGCGGGCGAGCGCACGTTCCTGTCGCCTGGAAACGATGACGCACCGCCGCCGATCGACTTCGACGGCCTGGATTGGAGCAGCGACGACGGTCTTGGCCTGGCCTTTACCCGCCACTTCGTCGACGACTGGCGCTATTGCGCGGCTTGGGGCCAGTGGCTGAGCTGGACCGGAGCGCGCTGGAACCCAGATCGGACCCTGGTCCTGCAACACCTAGTGCGCGGCGTCTGCCGTGCAGCACAGGCATTCGCCGACAAGCCCTCGCAACGATCCAAGCTGGCGTCAGCCTCCACCGTGGGCGGCGTAGAACGCTTGGCCCGAAGCGATCCGCGCCACGCCTCGTTCGCCGAAGACTGGGACCGCGACCTGTGGGCGTTGAATACGCCCAACGGCATTGTCGATCTGCGCAGCGGCCAACTGCGCCGGCATGCCCGCGGCGAGCACATGACTAAGCTGACCACCGCCAGCCCGGGCGGTGAGTGCCCAATCTGGCGGAACTTCCTGGGCGGTGTAACCGGCGGCGATGGCGAACTGGCGGGCTATCTGCAGCGGGTCGTGGGCTACTGCCTGACCGGTGTCACCCGCGAACATGCGCTGTTCTTCCTGTATGGCACCGGCGCCAACGGCAAGTCCGTGTTCGTGAACACCATAGCGACGATCCTGGGCGACTACGGCACCAATGCGCCGATGGATACGTTCATGGAGAGCCGGGGCGATAGGCACCCGACCGACCTTGCTGGCCTGCGCGGTGCACGCTTTGTCGCCGCTAGCGAGACCGAGCAAGGACGACGCTGGAATGAGGCCAAGCTCAAGGCCATCACCGGCGGCGACAAGATCTCCGCGCGATTTATGCGTCAGGATTTCTTCGAGTACATCCCGCAGTTCAAGCTGGTGATCGCTGGCAACCACAAGCCGGCCATCCGCAACGTGGACGAGGCGATGAAGCGGCGCCTGCATATGGTCCCGTTCACCGTGACCATTCCACCGGAGCGGCGCGACGGTCGACTGACCGAGAAACTCCTGGCCGAGCGCGACGGGATCATGGCCTGGGCCGTGCAGGGCTGCCTGGATTGGCAGCGCGTCGGACTGCGCCCTCCCCAATGCGTGGTCGATGCGACCGAGGAGTACTTCGAGGAAGAGGATCGCGTCGGCGAGTTCATCAGCGAGGACTGCTACGTGCACTGCGACGCGCGAGTGTCGATCGAGGATGTGTTCCATCGCTGGCGCGAGCGCGGAGAGCAGCGCGGCGAGTACGTCGGCACGTCCCGCTGGCTGGTTCAGCAGCTCATGTCACGAGGGTTCACCCGCATGCGCCTGACCGGGGGCGTCAAGGGCCTCGTAGGCATTTCGCTAAAGCCGCGCTCGCAAAACACCCGCCTTCCTTACGCCGACAACTGAGCCCGAGTGACCGAAAGTGTCTGAAGAATCGTAAGTCCCTATACGCGTGTGCGCGCACACACGCGTATAGACTTACGTTCTGACGGTCTCTTTCGGTCACTCGCTCGATGACTGAGAGACAAAACAATGATTTACGAAGCACCCACGCTGGGCACTGAGCGCCGCGCCACCGGATCGAACACCCGTTCCGATTCGCGCATTGTCGCCGACCATGCTCCTTTCCCTGATGGTACGGCCACGCCGACGATCCTGGCTCTCGACCTGGGCACCACCCTGGGCTGGGCACTTCGGCTCTCCGGCCAGGTCATGGGCGGCACCGAATCGTTCAAGGTCGGCCGCTTCGAAGGCGGCGGGATGCGTTACCTGCGGTTTGTCCGCTGGCTCGATGACCTCTGGCGCTTCGCCGGACGGCCCTCGATGCTCTACTTCGAGGAGGTGCGTCAACACCGCGGCGTTGATGCGGCGCACGTCTATGGTGGTTTCCTGGCCCAGCTCACGGCCTGGTGCGAGCGTCATGCCGTTCCATACCAGGGTGTCCCGGTCGGCACGATCAAGAAGTTCGCCACCGGCAAGGGCAACGCCGACAAGGCGGCAATGATCGAAGCGGCGAAGCGTTGGGGCCATCGACCGGAGGACGACAACGAAGCGGACGCACTGGCCCTGTTGCATTGGGCAATCGCCCAGGAGGTCAAGCCATGATGGCGCCCGAGTTCCGGTACCGCTCCCCGTTAGGCCGCTTCATGCCACAGACGCTGGACCTCGACCGGCTCAAGCGCGAGGGCTGGCGTCAGCAGGGCTTACTCGTGGTATCCGCCGAGGACTCACGCCTGGACTGGGTAGAACGGCAGTTGTTGAACCAGATCGCCGAGCGCCTCTACGGCAAACGGGAGCATGCCCATGGCTGAGTGGACCGTCCAGAAAGTCGCCGATCAGTTCCAGGAGGCGGCCATCACCGCCCGCCGACTGCCGCCGGCCAAGGTGCAGGGCTACGCGTCGTATTGGCCGGACATCCAGCGGCAGTCATGGGAAGGCTACTCAGACGAGCGAATCGTCCTGCGCTTTGCTGCATCGCCTGCGGCGATTGACCGCTTCGGGCAGACCGTGCGGTGGCTGAGGTGGCTGGACGAGGAACAACGGCGCCTGGTCTGGCTGAGGGCCCAGCAAGTGCCGTGGCGCGAGGTCTGCACGCGTACTGGGCTGATCCGCAAGACGGCGTGGCGTCGATGGCAACACGCACTGGTTCTGGTGACCGTTCACCTCAATGGCCCGTTGCCGCGCTTCGCGGCGGTCAAAACCGTTGATGATCGAACGGCGTTGTCCTATTGACCCCCGCTGTCCCCTGGTGTCACCAAGGAGCAAAAACGGGGTGTCCCAAACACCCCGGTTTTGACCTAGCCTAGTCGGCATGCTGATCGCGGCGTGCCGGGAACCAATCGCGAAGTTCGGCAGAGACTAGAGTCAGGCCGTAAGCCTTAAAGCGTCCACTAAATCCATACGGCCATTTATGCGAAAGCGTCTCGAAACTGAGCATCACTTGCGACAGGCTTTCACTCTCAACGGTAACGTTCGTGGCCTCGGGCATTCGAGCGAGAGCAAACATAGCTAAGTCTCGAAGGGGATCTGTGTGGCTTTGTCGGCCGGAAGCCCTCTCAACTATTACGACATGTTTCAACATGAGCAGAACCTCTGAGCTATCGATCCGTAACAATGTCATGCATTGATTCGCGATCAATAGACGACCAAGAATTCCTTACGCCCAAGAAGACATCTCGTTGCGCTACGACAACCAATCAACACGTCGCGTGGCAGTTGATTTCAGCCCAAAGGATGCAAGTTGGTCGATGAGGCCTGATAGAGCCACTGACCCGTCGGTCTCGAATGTCAACTCCGCCTCCGACTTCGTTTGGCGCTCGATACTGACATTCCTGATACCGGGGACACGATCAAGGGCTATCCGCGCTAACTCACCAATCGGCACCGCTCGCAGCAATCCCGAGGTCGGCTTAACAACGGCAACTAGATGCTTTGTCATGAGAAACGGGCTCCGACATGACAGCCATCATTGTCCTCCCAATGCGATACGTTGGAGGACCGCTAATCCGCAAAATCAGACCGCCAACGCCATTCATAGCGGAACCGGCGCACTCCCTCAATCCTGCCTCTGGAGGCCGAAGTGACTCCGGTTTTACCCTAGCCTAGTCGGCATGCTGATCGCGGTGTGTCGGGCCGAATAGAACCTTGCCAGTTTCGCTTGCTGTTCAACACGATCCTTCGCCATTGTCACCGGACGACGGCAGGCTAGAAGTCCACGCATAGCGGCTGGCTGCCATGCTTGAACGGAGGAGCCTGGGCGAAGTGAGCCTGAAACAGGCTCTCTGCTTTCTTCTCGGCAGTCATCGTCTCGGCGGACGAGAGATTTTTAGCCAGCTGCGCCAGCACCGCCTGGAGTTCGGCCTTCTCCTCGCCAAGCGCACCGAGTTCTAGAAGTTTTACATAGCGATAATAGAGCGCCGGGTCCGGCGGCGGCATATAGGTGAAAGTACTTCCTGCCATCCGAGGGCTGTTAACGCCCGCCGCCAACGACACCATGCGCCAATCGCCTGCAGCTAAGCCCCTTTCAATCAGAACGGGAACAAGCTGGCGATAATTAGCATCATCCGGAGGCGGGACGCCGTGCCGCCGAGAGCGGACCCCACCGTGTCCGTAGCACGCCGCCGCTGCCATGTTTCCGCTGCGCGCAAGATCAGCAAGGAACTCGTCCACTGGGGCCGTGCGCGCAGCCGGATCGGTCGAGCATTGCCTCTCGGCCTTCTCAAAGTTACGACGCTGGACTTCCGACAGGGTGCTTAGCGGGTCACCCGATGTAGCTTGGGCCTGGATGGCAGCCGTCTCTCGAAAGAAGTCAGCCCTTTTGCAGGCGAAGGCCGCGTTGAGGATCCTGCGCTTCCGCTCGACATCTATGCTGCCGCTAAGGACTTGTACGCTGCGTTCGTCGGGGATTACGGCTTGATCTGGGCTGGTCCTTAAGTCCTGAGAAGTAGCGTGCTTTGCTGCCGGCGACTGGGTGTTTTCGGCTACAAGTCGGTCACTCATTCCGAAGACCAACAGGGCTAAACCAATCACAACAAACAGAACTGCGGTCCACTTACGCACGACTGCATCGTCCTAATGAGAGGCTGACCACGACGGCCTTCCTTGTTCTGATCCCGTCGTCGTACTCCATACCCATCGCCTGCTCCCTGCATCGTTGATTTGGGTCTTAGCTTATCTCGCAACGTCGTCGTCACACAGGCCGCACGTGCGGCGCGCATTTTGGCCGCAACCGCGCCCCTCTCGACAGACCGCGGCCCACGTCGGCCCGCACGTCGCGCCAGTCGGCCTGAAATCGCGGGTCCTTCCCCTAGCACAAATCGAGCGGGGGGCCAAGCCGCAAAACCCCGCTAGCGTCGATCCTTTCATTCGGGTTTGCAGTCCCTGCAACCCGGTTCGCATTCGGACCTCCCTTGAGCCTTCAGATCGAACAGCGCCCGATCGAGGCGCTCATTCCATTTGCGCGGAACGCACGAACGCACTCCGACGCGCAGGTCGCGCAGATTGCCGCCAGCATCGTGGAGTTCGGCTGGACCAATCCGATCCTGGTCGATGGAACCAGCGGCATCATCGCCGGCCACGGTCGATTGCTTGCCGCACGCCAACTCGGACTTGCGCAAGTGCCGGTGATCGAACTGGCACACCTAACCCCGGCACAGAAACGCGCCTACGTCATCGCCGATAATCGGTTGGCTGAGAATGCTGGTTGGGACGAGGAACTGCTGAAGCTGGAGTTGGCCGAGCTTCGCGACGCGGAGTTCGATCTGGACCTGCTCGGCTTCACCGAAGACGAACTGGACGATCTGCTGATCGATGACCACTCCGGTCTAACCGATGATGACGAGGTGCCGGAGCCGACCGATCATCCGGTTTCGCGCCCCGGTGACGTCTGGATCTGTGGTGGCCACAAGGTGCTGTGCGGCGATGCCACCAGCAGCGACGATTACGCCGCCCTGCTCGGCGATGAGCTGGTGGACATGACGTTCACTGATCCGCCTTACAACGTCGATTATTCCAACAACCCCAAGGACAAGCTGCGCGGCAAGCACCGCCCAATCCTCAACGACAACTTGGGCTCCGACTTCGGCGCATTCCTACACGCCGCCTGCCAACAGATCCTGACGGCGACCAAGGGTGCCGTCTACATGGCTATGTCGTCGTCAGAACTGGACCGTCTGCAGGAAGCCTTCCGCGCAGCTGGCGGTCGCTGGTCCACCTTCATCATCTGGGCCAAAAACAAGTTCACGATGGGCCATGCCGATTATCAGCGGCAGTACGAGCCGATCCTCTACGGGTGGCGGGACGGCAACGACCGGTTTTGGTGCGGCGCGCGCGACCAAGGCGACGTTTGGTTCATTGACCGAACCAGCAAAAACGACCTCCATCCGACCATGAAGCCGGTCGCGCTGGTCGAGCGGGCAATCCGCAACAGCAGCAAGACCCGCGATCTGATCCTCGATCCGTTCGGTGGATCAGGCACGACGATGATCGCTTGCGAGAAGACTGGCCGTCGGGCCCGGCTGATGGAGTTGGACCCAAAGTACGTCGATGTAGTCGTTCGACGCTGGCAGGACCATAGCGGACAAGCTGCGATGCGCTCCATTGATGGTCGAACATTTGACGAACTTGCGGCAAAACCCACTCCCGAGGGAGTAGAACGGACCTGTGGGGTCGGGGGGCTCACAGGTCGGTCCACCATGTCTACCGGCATCATCGAGTGTGAAGCCCCTCCGCCTTAACAGCGGGCCTACCAAGAAGGATTGTTGGGCCATTTGGCGGGCCTTGTATCCGGGCACCTGCTATCCGTCGGGCTTAGCGAGGGGTCTGCTTGACCAGCCAAGATGGGGCCCTTGCTCTCAGAAGGTCCGGTGGGACCACTGGTCATACCGCTGGCACCGAAGAAGTCGACATTGAACCGTTCAAGGAGGGTCAGTGCTCCGCGCTCTCCCCACTGAACATGAGTTCCATACCACGGCTGCTGCGTAATATCGACCGGGGGCTGATTGCCCACGTCGAAACGAATGCCGTACTTCGCTTCGTCTTGTATCGGTGGAAAGTCGCTGCGCCAATGGCCAGGCGCAGGCACATTCACGTGCGTTCCCTTCCCGACAAAGACAACAGGACGGCCGTTCTCGTTTGGAGCATCGGCCCAGGAACGTTCGATCGTCGATTTGCTATGGGCGCTATAACGAACTGCTGTGGGCTGTAAGTTGTCATCGAGCTGGAGGGTGATCTTCTCCCAGTCACCCTCATGATTCTGTACATCGCCTGCTCCCGGCGATCCATCGTTGTACGAATAGAAGAAGTGATAGGTCAGGGTGTTGCTCTCTGCGTCGTATTGGTAAAGATTCTTGCTATTCTTCAAGTCTCCATCGCGGGCATAGTCCAGGTTCTCGTCATCATGGTCGAGAAACTTTGGAGTCTCCGACCTATCATTGGCAGGGCCAATTTCTAGCAAGTCTTCCGCGGTTACTTTGCCCTTTCCGCTTAGCGTCCCATCCTCCATGTAGTGCTTGTCTTCGCGCAAGCTTGACTGGTCGATGAAGGTGTTCGGATCTTGCAGGAAATTCTCTTCCATCGGATGAAAGTAGAGGATCGGGGCGTAGCGCTCTGCAAGCTCCTGCTGCTGAATCGGCGTGAGTGCCGGCGGCCCGGGGGGCTCCGGCAAAGGTGACATAGGCAGCCGAGACGGTCCCGGAATATCGGACGGATACATGATTGCTCTCCATTGCGGCGAAGATTCGCCACCTAGAAGCGTACTCAAGTGAGTGAATAGAGGTATTCGTGGTGACCCTAGAGTGCGTTGACCAATTTCTGTGTGGACGGTCTATATCTCGTAGCACATTCAGCGTAGTGGTGATCCAATTCAACATCACATAGTGGTCTGCGTCATAGCGCATTGTACTGACCATAAATCAATCACGATTGCTAACTCCATCGCGGCCGAAGGCGGATTCCTATATCGAGACGCAGCCAACCGCAATCAAAGCTGCCTGTTGCTCGGTGTGCGCGATATGGGCGACGCCTGGTTAGTCGACCGCACCAGCAAGAACGACCTTCACCCGACCATGAAGCCAGTGGCGTTGGTCGAACGGGCGATCCGCAATAGCAGCAAGAGTCGCGATCTCATCCTCGATCCGTTCGGCGGTTCGGGCACGACGATGATCGCCTGCAAGAAGACCGCCCGCCGCGCGCGCCTGATAGAACTGGACCCGAAGTACGCGGACGTGATCGTCCGGCGCTGGCAAGATCACACCGGCCAAGCGGCCACCAGGCAATCGGATGGCGTCCTATTCGAGCATGCAGCGCGCGATGCTGAGGCCGAAGCAAAGGCCGCGCTCGCATGACCCGGCCGCTTACTACAACGAAATTGATCCCTACCTTTGCGGTTGGCTGCGCAATCTCATTGCGGCCGACCTGATTCTCCCTGGCGACGTCGATGACCGAGACATTCGATCTGTTCGCGCAGACGACCTGCGCGGCTACGGCCAGTGCCACTTCTTCGCCGGCATCGGCGGCTTCGCCTACGCCTGCCGACTCGCGGGCTGGCCGGATGACGAGCCGGTCTGGACGCTGGCTTCCCCTGCCAGCCGTTCAGCGTTGCAGGCCGCCAGCGCGCGCAAGCGGACGACCGCCACCTCTGGCCGGAACTGCGCCGCCTTATTGCATCGGCGCGCCCCTCTCTATTCGTGGCCGAGAACGTTGCTGGCCTCGTCGCGCTGGGCCTCGACGGAGTTCTTGCTGACCTGGAGGCTGAAGGCTACGCCAGCCGGGCGATTGTTGTTCCAGCTTGCACCGTCGACGCCCCGCACCGACGCGACCGGGTTTGGATCGTCGGTAGCCGTTTGGCCGACCGCGACGGCGAACGACCCCGAGAAGCGAGGCGACTTTGCGGCCGAACGACGCAATGGCCTGCCTGGGGTAGCGAAGGCGGTGTGGAGCACGCTCGGGCGAGCGACGGCGAGAAGGGCGGGCCGAATCAACAGTTCGGCAGTGGGTCGACCCGACCGCTGACGGCGCAGGCGGTCTGGGCGACACCGACGGTGCGCGATCACAAAGACGCATCGAGCATTGGCAGCGCACCGGAGAATGGGATGCTTGGCAGACAAGTCAAACCCTCGCCGGTCGCCGGGTATCTCAATCCGAAATTCGTCTTCTGGCTGATGGGATATCCGCCCGAATTCCTAAGCTGCGCGCCGCCGGCAATGCGATTGTCCCGCAGGTCGCCGCCGAAATCCTCCGCGCCCTGCGGGGCTGACGTCGCGCACGTGCGCGACGTCAAGACGTTGGTTCAGCCCACTACGGCAAGTCCCACGTAGCGGGCGTAGTTGTAGCCCTCGGGTCGGACATACAAAGTCGGACGGCCCGGCGCTTCGCATCGAACTTCGAGCACCTCATTGCATATGCCGTCGAAGGCGGCCAGCCAGTCGCGGTCGCGCAGCAGCTGCCTTGCAAAGGCGTCGTATTCTTCGGCAGTTAGTTGCTTGACCGCGACGACCAGCGCCATCTCGGCGCGGATGTTGAGGTGGCTCAGCTCCCGATGGACCCAAGACAGGCTCTCGGCCTTGCGCACAAATCTGACCATCAGGTTGCGGGGCGTAACGGTCGTGGTGGTCACTGCGGTCTTCCTTGGTGGGCGTGCGGGCATGAACGCTTCAATCTCAGCAGAAGCCAAGTCATTCATCGCGGAAATGCGCGAAATTTCGACCTCGTTAAGGTGCCGGACAAGAACGAACTTTCTCCCTCCCGCAACGCGGCCGGGCGAAGCGCCCAGCCGCTCGCGTTCCTCATTCTTCCTCGTCGGCGGCGCCTTCGGCCGCGGTCGCCATCTCCTCGGTCTTTATGCGGTACGCGCGGTCTGCCTTGCCCTCCTTATTGCTGATCAGCTCATAGCCCTTCTTCTTCAGCGCGCCGGCAAAGAAGCCGCGCACCGAGTGCTGCTGCCAGTCGGTTGCGGCCATCACCTGGGCAATGGTCACGCCTTCGGGACGCATCAACAGCGTGACCACTTGGTCGACACGGGTTTCCTTGCGCTTGGACGGCGCTGCTGCGGCGACCGGACCAGCGTCCGCCGAGTCGCCAGCACTAGCCGCTCGCTCGCCGCTGTCCACGACACCGTTGTCCGTATCGCCCACGTCATCGTTGGCATCGGCATTGTCGTTGTTGACGATGTCGCTGCCGGTGACTCCGTCAAAGCCGACCCCAACCCTGTCGGGGTCTTCCGGGGGCTGGTGGCCCACGGCCTCGTAACCGGCGTCGGTCAGGATGTGACCAGCTCCTGCGGCGACGATGAAGCCGTTGTGCAGTAGACCGCGCACCACCGCCGTGCGCGCACCGCCGCCGAGGTTCTTCGGATAGTTCTCGATGCGACCCGCGGTCTCAATCGCGAGAAGGATCAGGGCGCGCTGGCTGTCGGTAAGCTTGTTCATTACAGATTCCTTGGTAAGTGGTGGGTGTATTCGAGTGAGCGCGCCCCGTCGATTCGGGGCGCGCGGATGGTTCAGCCGGTGAGGATTTCGCCGATGGCTTTGCGGACATCGACCTCACCTTCGGCGATGGAGTGGATCACGTCGTCTGGGAGCTTTTGGAGGAAGAAGGTCGCGCGGCGTTCGATCTCGCGCTGGGCTACCTCTGTCCAGTCCGTCAGCACCGTGAGTTGGGCCAGCGCCGAGGGGGTGCCCGTCTTCATTCCGCGTAAGAAGTCCTTCAGGATTTGCGTTCCGTCTTGCATGTCTGGCCTCCGTGGCCGTCGTTGGTGTGGCGACATGAACGCTTCCTTCGCCGACGAAGCCAAGCGAATGCAGCGATAAAGAACTATCGTGCTCAAACATAGACAGGTGTCGGACAGCTGCGCCGAACAGGAACGAAAACGCCCCCGCTTGGGGGCGTATGTGTTGTGCTTCGGAGAGTGAGTTCAGGCGATACGGCGTTGCCGGATGGCGGTCGGAATGAGCAAATCGCAGGCCTTTCGCTCAGTCCAGTGGTATGCGAGCGGCTCGATCTCCGGGATAGGCAAGGTGACCACGGTTTCAGCGCGCTGGTCGAGCGACCACTCGCTGGCTTCGCCTTCGCCGAGCCAAACGCCGCCCAGCATCGTATGTCGCTCCGGGGTAAGCGCGTCCACGTGGCTGCCGTTGGCCGCGCGTACCGCCGCCGCGTAGCCTGCTAAGTAGGCGGCGGTCAGCGCGGCGTCGATACCCCACACCGAAACGCTATGGAAGTCCAGGCTATCGCTGCCGCGGGTCTCGAGTATCGCTACATCCAAGTGCTGCTGCGCGATGGTAGTGAGCGTCTTCTTATTCATGACAGCCTCCGTGGCCGTGCGTGTTGGGTGCACGCATGAACGCTTCCGTTTCGCCGGAAGCCAAGCGAACCCGTCGCCATATCCGGGCATCCACCGTCGCCAGACAACCGCCGTACAGCTGAGGCCGTGTGATTCTCTGGTAACTAAACAGAACGGGGGAATGGTCATTCTTCTTCCAATATCCACTTGGCTTCCCGACCGAAGGAAGCGTTCATGTCGGTGCCGCGACGACGCGGTGAATCCATGGAACATATGATGAGCGACTTCCGGACGCCCGACCGTTCAGTACTCGCGCACGTCAGATTGCAAGGCATGCACAGATGCATTGAGCTACTCTTGCTATCCAATGCCCGGATATTTGAAGGACCTACGCGGGCGCCCTTGGTTGGGTGCTATGCCCTCGCCAGCGCGCTGTCTGCTCACTGCACTTCTCTTCGGGCCAGTCGGCTCGATCCGGAAGCGCTGATCTGGTTGCTAAAGGTTTGTAGAGACGAACTGGAGCCCCTGGAAAAGTCCAACGGGCAAGGCAATGGTCGGTCCGAGAAGCGCCGCGTCCCTGGCAAGTTTTGCGAAGATGAAGTAACCCTTCGATGGTTGCATAGCGCGATTAGCCGCTACCTAGACGAGCAGGAGCCCCAATCGACGCCTCGGCCGGTACGTCAACTCGAACGCCTTCTGAGGCAGGCCGAGCTGCTGACGATTTGGGACATACCGGATGCGGATTACGAGAAGGGCTTGCGAGCGAGTATTCGGGGACTGAAGCGCGCGGTGCGGGCGGCGTTCGGTTCACCGTCTGGTTGGGGGTAAGTCAACCATTCACGCCAGCCTGCGACGGCTGGCCGGGCCGGCTCTCTTCCGAAACGTTGGCCTGCGGCTTCCTGTCCGTCCGCTGTCCCGTCCCTGCGGTCCGCAAACGAGTCGCTTGGCTTTGTCCCGAGTGGACACACGGCGTTTGCGGCGTAGAGGCGTGCGCTTCATTGGCACGATTCATCAAACCCTGGGCCCGCCTTGACCGTGCGCGGTGCACTGAACCCGTTGAAGTTTGCTCGCGCGTGGCCGCCGCCGAAGATGAACTTCGGGACTGGGAGCGGCGGGTAAGAAGCGGATTCAACCCAATCAAACGTCGACCCAAACGACGCAACGAGGCCGTCGCCAGCGCCCTCTCGGATGTGGCGCACCGGATTGATGACTACCTCCAGTGCCGACCGGCGCTGACGCCACGCCAGTGGGTTGAACAGGCGCTCACGGTGGTCGAGCGATTGCATGTATGGCGGCCCCGCGACGCTGAGTATCAGCACGGAATCAGCCTCGCGCTCAGCGGGCTGGAGCAATCGCTAGGCCAGTTGCCGGAGTAGACGCAGACGGTCTATGCGAAGCTGTCGGGGACCTGTCTGCTGGTGCAAATGCGACGTCATGCTATTGGCTTCTGCGGAGAAGGAAGCGTTCATGACGACGCCGCAACGACGCGGCGAAAGGGGAGACGACGATGGCAAATGTGGCTGACTGCCGATTCCAGAGCACCGCATCGGATCTGGCGGACTGCGAACAGGCCTTGGCAGAAATGTCCGATGGCGATCCACCCCGACTCAGTGAAGAGGAGTTGCGGGCGGCACAGCGCTTGGTCAGCTGCTGCCTGAACATCGTGCAGCTGCTGGCCGAGCGCGGATCGTTGGATTTTGAGCCCGATATGGATCTGAATTCGGTGCTCGATGAGCTGAACGAAGCGGCGTCCTAATACAGCGAGAGAGCAAACCCCAGCGCCCAAAGGGTGCTGGGGTTTCCCTCTTCCTGATCACGCAGATTGGGTTCTTGTCTGACACCTGTACCGTTTTGCGAACCGCGACCGGCACCGCTTTGCTTCCTCTTGGAAGGAAGCGTTCATGACTATGCCGCACCAATGCGGTACACGGAGATGAGGGCATGAACGATGCTGAATTGAGGGTGCGGGCAGAGCTGCTGAGCCTGCGCGACTGTATTGAGCGGATTCTTTTGGCGAATGGGCCAATATTCGATTCCGGTCATAAGCTGACGCTGCGGGTTTGTCACGGGTTTCTACATCTTCTCTCGGCGAACATCATTGCCGCCCGGTCGATTCGGATCTATCCGGGGAACGTCATTCGTTGGACTGAGCTTTGTCGGCTGGAGTTGATCGTACTAGAACGAGCTATCGACCCAGTAGGCGGCTGGAACAAGCGGCGCGAGTTGCCCCTTGAATTCAGCGAGGACGAGTTGGTCCTGCGAGGGCTATACGACCATATCGACCGTTATCTCGAAGGACTGGAGCCCGAGTACGCGCCGCTGCCTGCGCAAGTTCTGGACCGGGTCTTGCGACAACTTAAGCTGCTGACGGGCTGGGATGTGGCGGACGAGCAGTACGAGCTTGGCTTGCGGTTCAGTATCCGGGGTGCGAACTGCGCCCACGCCGCTGCGGAATGTGCGCCCAGTCATTAGCGACCACCGCGCGAGAGCGCACACCCTTGCTCCCCATGGGAGCAGGGGTGTTCCCTCTTTCCTCCACCACCTGATCTGCCCCGAACGCCGGTGGCCGCGGAGGCTGACCCGAATCGAATCATGACGTGGGAATTTCCATCCGTGCTTACGGCCGCCATCGCGGCGTGTCCGACACCGCCGTGCGCAAGGCCATTGCGACCGGCCGCATCACCGCCGAGGCGGACGGCACGATCAATCCGGCTCGCGCGGATGCCGAATGGGCGGCTAGCACCCGCACCCGAGATCCGCCCCTGACGGCGCCATCGCGGCCGGTGAGAGCGCGCGCGGCGACCGCAGCCAACGTAGACGACATGGCCAGCGTAGCACCGGTCGCTGGCAACGGCGGCGGCAATACTTACGCGCAGGCACGCACTGCCAATGAGGTGCTCAAGGCCCAACACCATAAGCTGCGTATCGCCCAGCTCAAGGGCGAACTCATCGACAGGTCGCAGGCGATGGCTCAGGTGTTCGCGCTGGCGCGCGCTGAGCGCGACGCCTGGTTGAACTGGCCCGCGCGGATCAGCTCAATGCTGGCCGCCGAACTGGACGTAGATCCGCATGTCATACATGTCGCGCTAGAGCGCGAGGTGCGACAGCACCTGACCGAACTCGCGGAGTTCAACGCTCGACTGGATTGATTCTTGTACGACGGCTTCGACCACGTTGAGAAGGCGTGGCGCGATGGCCTGACACCCGATCCGTTCCTCGATGTCTCCGAGTGGGCGGATCGCGACCGGGTCCTGTCCAGCACCTCATCGTCAGAGCCGGGTCGCTGGCGCACCGCGCGCACGCCGTACCTACGCGACATCATGAACGACCTGTCGCCTGCCTCGGCGACGGAGCGCGTGGTCTTCATGAAGGGCGCGCAGGTCGGCGGCACCGAGTGCGGCAACAACTGGATCGGCTACGTCATCGCCTGTGCGCCGGGCCCGATGATGGCCGTGGCGCCCACGGTCGAGATGGCCAAGCGCAACTCGAAACAGCGCATCGACCCGCTGATCGAGGAATCGCCCTCGTTGCGCGAGCGTATTGCGCCGTCTCGGGCGCGCGACGCCGGCAACACGATCCTGGCCAAGGAGTTCCGCGGCGGCGTCCTGGTCCTGACGGGCGCAAATAGCGCAGTGGGCCTGCGCTCCATGCCGGTGCGCTACCTGTTTTTGGACGAAGTGGACGGCTATCCGCGCGACGTGGAGGGCGAAGGCGACGCGGTGGCGCTGGCCGAGGCCCGTACCCGTACCTTCACCCGCCGCAAGATCCTGCTGGTCTCGACGCCGACGATTGCCGGAGCCAGCACCATCGAACGCGAGTACCTGGCCTCCGACCAGCGCCGGTACTTCGTGCCGTGTCCGCACTGCGCCCACGAGCAGTGGCTGCGGTTCGAGCAGCTGCGCTGGACCTGGGGCGACCCGCGTTCTGCCCGCTATATCTGCGAGGCCTGCGAGGAGCCAATCGGGGAGCACCACAAGACGGCGATGCTCGCGGCGGGTCGCTGGATCGCCACGGCGCCGAAGAACAAAGGCAAGACCGCCGGCTACCACCTGTCGTCGTTGTACTCGCCGGTGGGCTGGCGCAGTTGGGCCGATATCGCCGCCGCCTGGGAATCGGCTCAAGGTTCCGCGACGGCGCTGAAGGCGTTCAAGAACACCGAGCTCGGGGAAACCTGGGAAGAGGAAGGCGAGGCCCCGGACTGGGAGCGCCTGCTGGAGCGCCGGGAGGACTATCGGATCGGCACGGTGCCGACCGGTGGCTTGATGCTGACCGGCGGCGCCGACATCCAGAAGGACCGGATCGAGGTCTCGGTTTGGGCCTTCGGCCGGGGCCGTGAGACCTGGCTTGTCGAGCATCGCGTGTTGATGGGCGACACCGCCCGCGCTGCGGTCTGGAATGAGTTGGGTGCGCTTCTGTCAGAACGCTGGACCCACGCCAGCGGCGCACTGTTGCCGCTGACTCGGCTGGGCTTGGACACCGGCTTCGCGACGCAGGAGGCCTATGCGTTCGCGCGCGGCGTCCAAGACCCACGGCTGTTGCCGATGAAGGGTATCGGCAGCGGTGCGGCGCTGATCGGCACGCCCACCGCGGTCGACGTCAGCGTGCCGGGCAAGCGGTTGCGCCGGGGGCTGAAGCTGTTCGCCATTGCGGGCGGCATCGCCAAACTGGAGTTCTACAACGCCCTGCGTTTGTCGATTGAGATCGGTCCGGACGGGCAGCCGGCATTTCCGGCCGGCTACGTCCATCTGCCGAAGATCGACGGCGAGTTTCTTCAGCAGTTGACGGCCGAGCACTTGATTACCCGCCGGGACCGCCATGGATACCCGGTTCGGGCCTGGGAGAAGCGGCGGGATCGAAACGAGGCTTTGGACTGCTACGTCATGGCACGCGCCGCGGCGATGCAGGCCGGTGTCGATCGCTTCGAGGAGCGCCATTGGCGCGAGATGGAGCGATCGCTCGGGCTTGTGCCGCCATCGACTTCTTCACCACCGGTCGTACCGGTCTATCCATCCGTCGAGGCCACCCCACCGGGTGGCCTTTCCATTTCCGCACCCGCGCGCCGAGGGCGCCGGGTCATTCAAAGCCGTTTCATGCGATGAGCAATCTTCCCTACACCCACGAACAGCTCCATACGCTGCGAGCCGCACTCACCAGAGGTGAGCGTCGCGTGAGTTTTGGTGATCGTCTGGTCGAGTACCGGTCGGTCGATGAGCTGCTGGCCGCGATCCGTGAGATCGAGGCCGCGCTCGCCGGCACCGAGGGTCATTCCCGCCGAGTACGCCGTTTGCGGACCACCACCTCCAAGGGTTTCTGACTTGAGTTGGTGGTCCCGGCTCCGAACCTCGATGTTCGGAAGCTCGCCCCTGCACGAAGCGGCTGGTTACGGCCGCCGCTCGACCGCCTGGCAACCCAACAATCCGGGGGCAGTGGCCGCGTTGCTGGCGACCGGCGACGCCCTGCGGGTGCGCTCGCGCGACCTGGTCCGCCGCAATGCCTGGGCCAATGCCGCGGTTGAGGCATTCGTCGCCAATGCGGTCGGCACCGGCATCAAACCGCAGTCGCTCATCACCGACCAAGGCCCGCGCGAGGCGCTGCAAGCGCTTTGGCGCGAGTGGTGCGACGAGGCCGACGCGGCAGGACTGACCGATCTGTACGGATTGCAGGCGCTGGCCTGCCGCGCGCTGCTGGAGGGCGGCGAGTGCCTGGTCCGGCTGCGCCCGCGCCGCGCCGAGGACGGCCTGTCGGTCCCCCTGCAGTTGCAGTTGCTCGAACCCGAGCATCTGCCGATGTCTCTCAATCGGGAAGAGCCGAACGGCAACTTGATTCGGGCCGGCATCGAGTTCGACCGCCTCGGTCGACGCGTGGCGTACCACCTGTATCTGTCGCACCCGCAGGACGGGGCGATGGCGCCAATGTCGCGGCACGGCGGGATGGAAACGTTCCGGGTGCCAGCGTCGGAGATCCTGCATATCTTCCGGCCGCTGCGGCCGGGCCAGATCCGCGGCGAGCCGTGGTTGGCCCGCGCGCTGGTCAAGCTCAACGAGCTGGACCAGTACGACGACGCCGAACTGGTTCGAAAGAAGACCGCGGCGATGTTTGCCGGTTTCATCACCCGCGACGGTCCGGAAGACCCCTTGCCCGGGGACGGGCCGCCCGACGAATCGGGCAACGCACCGCTCGGCCTGGAACCGGGCACGTTGCAGATTCTGGAGGCCGGCGAGAACGTCACCTTCTCGCAACCGGCGGATGTGGGGTCGAGCTACGACCCGTTCCTGCGCGCGCAGTTTCGTGCCGTCGCCGCGGCCATCGGCATCACTTACGAGCAGCTCACCGGCGATCTGTCGGGGGTGAACTACTCGTCGATCCGGGCCGGCCTACTCGAGTTCCGCCGCCGCTGCGAGATGGTCCAGCACGCGGTGCTGGTCTACCAGCTGTGCCGGCCGATCTGGAATGCGTTCGTCGATGCGGCGGTGCTGTCGGGCGCCATCGAACTGCCCGGCTACCGCCGTCGCAAGCGCCAGTACCGCGCCTGCAAGTGGGTGCCGCAGGGCTGGAGCTGGGTCGATCCCGAGAAGGAGTTCAACGCGATGATCCTGGCGATCCGCGCCGGACTGTTGTCGCGCTCCGAGGCGATCGCCAGCTCCGGTTACGACGCCGAGACCATCGACCGCGAAATCGCCGCCGATGCCCAGCGCGCTGACGCCCTCGGCCTGGTGCTCGACACCGATCCGCGCGTCGTCGCCCGCAACGGCGTCAAACACGCCCCACCGCCGGCCGACACGCCGGCCCCCGAACCGAAACCTACGCCATGACCGGACTGCCACACCTGGCGGCGCGCGTGTTCAACACGCCGTTGCTGATTCAACGCGCCAAACTGGAAGTCATCCTGGGTGTGCTGGCGCCCAAGTTCGAGCTGCAAACCCTGCCGGCGCCGCAGATGGGGCCGCCGGGTCCGGTGCCCCCGCCCACCCTGCCGACACAGAACGGCATCTTCGTCTTGCCGGTCCACGGCACCCTGGTGCAGCGGACGGTCGGGCTCGACGCGCTGTCTGGGTTGACCAGCTACCAGTCGATCGCTCGCCGGCTGGATGCGGCGTTAGCCGACGAGTCGGTCCACGGCATTGTTCTCGACATCGACAGTCCCGGCGGCGAAGCCGCGGGCGTGTTCGATCTGGCCGACCAGATCCACGCGGCACGAACCCGCAAGCCGATCTGGGCCGTGGCCAACGACGCCGCCTTCTCGGCCGCCTACGCGATCGCCAGTGCCGCCGACCGCGTGCTTCTGACGCGTACGGCCGGTGTCGGTTCGATCGGCGTGATCGCCTTGCACGTCGATCAGTCGCAGTCGGATACGAACGCGGGGTTGAAGTTCACACCCATCCACGCGGGCGCACGCAAGAACGACGGCACCCCGCATGGTCCGCTGACCGATGAGGCCCGCAATTCGATCCAGACCGAGGTCAACCGCCTCCACGAACTGTTTGTCCTGACGGTCGCTGACCAGCGCGGGCTGAGCGCCGAGGCCGTGCGCAAGACCGAAGCCGCGCTGTACTTCGGCCAGGACGCTATCAACGTCGGTCTGGCCGACCGCCTCGGCACGCTCAGCGATGCCGTGCAGCAAATGCACACCGAACTCGACGCCGCCGCGCGTCTGCCCTTCCTGGAGAACCCCACGATGTCCACCCCCGACTCGACGGCGCCGGCCGTCGTTGATCTTGACGCTGCGCGCGTGCAAGCCCGCAACGATGCCCTGGCGATTGCCGAGCTGTGCGAGCTGGCCGGTCAGCCGCAGATGACCGCGACGCTGCTCGCCGAAGGCGTGACCCCGGCCGTCGCCCGACAGCGCTTGCTTGCAGCCAAGGCCGATTCCGCCGAAATCACCACCCACCTGTCGCCGACCACGCCGCTCCCGTCGACGGCCATGTCGCTGGACGACAACCCGCTGATTAATGCCGTCAAGGCGCGCGCGGCAGCCGCGCGTAAGGAGCGCTGAGATGCGACTGACCACTTACCCGCCGGTCCACGAGGGTCAGAACTTAGGTGATCTGCTCAAGTTCGAGGCCGACAACCTCTATTCGCGTGACCAAGTCACCGTCGCCGCCGATCAGGTGCTCAAGCTCGGTCACGTCGTCGGTCGCCTGACTGCGACAGGCGAGATTGCCGCGCTCGATCCGCTGGCCACCGATGGCCGAGAGGTCGCTATCGGTGTCGCGATCATGCCGATCACGACCACGACCGACCCGAGTCCGGACGGTTTGATCGTCGCCCGGCACGCAACAGTCGCCGACCATGCTCTGGTCTGGCCGATCCGAGCCACCCCTGAACAACGCGCCGCCGCCGTTGTGCAACTGCACGGCATCGGCGTCCTCGTGCGCCGCGGAGTCTGATCCATGTCCATGAACAACCCGTTTCACAACCCGGCGTTCTCGATGAGCGCGCTGACCACCGCGATCAACATCCTCCCGAACCAGTACGGCCGCCTGGACGAACTGAATCTCTTTCCGGTCAAGCCGGTGCGCACGCGGCAAGTCACAGTCGAGGAGCGCAATGGCGTGCTGTCGCTGCTGCCCACACAGCCGGTCGGCTCGCCGGGTACGGTTGGCAAGCGCGGTAAGCGCGCCCTTCGCGCGTTCAGCGTTCCGCATATTCCACATGACGATGTGGTGCTGCCCGAAGAGGTCATCGGTGTCCGCGCCTTTGGCTCAGAGGACGAACTGCAGACGATCGCGGGAGTCATGGCCGACCATCTTCAGACCATGCGCAACAAGCACTCGATCACGCTGGAGCATCTGCGAATGGGCGCGCTCAAGGGCGTGATTCTTGACGCCGATGGTAGCGAGCTCGCGAATCTGTTTGACGCCTTCGACATCACGCCTAAGACGTTTGACTTCCAGTTGGGCAAGCCCGAGACCGATGTTAAGAAGAAGTGTCTCGATCTCAAGCGTTATATGAGCAAAGTATTACTCGGCGAGCGTATGACAGGTATCCACGTCATGGTGTCTTCGGAGTTCTTTGACGCCTTCACGGGCCACGCAGCCGTCAAGGACGCTTATCGCTTGTGGCAGGACAGTCTCATCCTTCGTGAGGACATGCGATCGGATTTCCGCTTCGCCGGCATCCGTTTCGAGGAGTACACCGGCGAGGCTAGTAACGCCGATGGAACGACTCGTCGATTCATCGAAGAGGGCGAGGCGCATGCTTTTCCGCTCGGCACCCTGGATACGTTCGCGACCTATGTAGCGCCGGCCGACTTCAACGAGAGCGTCAACACGCTGGGTCAGCTGCTTTACAGCAAGCAGGCGCCGCGCAAGTTCGACCGCGGCACAGATCTGCACACCCAGTCCAATCCGCTGCCGATGTGCCATCGCCCGGCGCTGCTGCCCAAGCTGAAAGCATGACGTCAACGTTCGAGGCGATGGACGATGTACTCTTTGAATCGCTCGGCGTCGTCGCGCGGATTGAACGCGACGGCGGTCACACGGTGAGATCGCACATTGTGGTGCGTGACGGCGTCGAGCGTCTGGGCGAGTTCCAGCAGATCGTCGGGCGGGCCCGGCATGTTGTGGTGCGCAATCGCGAGTGGCTGTTCCGGCGCGGCGATGAGATCACCTTCGACGGCCGGACTCAGGCCGTTGAGGTGGTCGTTCGGGACGATGGCCTGATCAACGAGGCCATTTTGCATGGCTAGCCCCGCGCCGAGTTGGGCCTTGTTGCAGCGGATCGCCGAGCGTCTGACCAATATCCGGATCGACAGCGGATATCGAACCGAGGTGGGCACGGCCGTCGCATTAGAGCCGGCCCAGCATCCCGACGACGACGCGACCGGGCTGACGCTGACCGCATTGGGCATTCAGCGCGACGCGAACAAGCCCCATGGGCGGCATCGCGTCCTGCAAGCCTTGGCCGAAGCGACGGTTCCTGCCTCCTTGGCCGACGCCCACGCGCGATCGCAAGCGATCGCGGCCGACATCGAGGACGCGCTCAATGACTGGATTCCACTGCCGCAGGCTTTGCCGGTCCAGGTCGAGGACATCGTGTTCTTGGACCGACCGGAAGGATTGCCGGTGGTGGCGGTCCAGGTCGCCCTGACGATCCGCTATCGCCGCTGATGGACATATTCATCGACGCCAACGCCGTGCTGGACACGGCAAAACGCGTGAGCGAGATCCCGGCGAAGATCGCCCTCAGCCAGCGGCGCGCTTTAGGCACCTTGCGTCGTCGCTGGCCGGTCATCGCCCGCCGCGACATCCAAACCGAGTACGCCCTGTCGGCCCAGCGCATCCGGGCCGGCATCAGCGTGCGGACCACGCGCGAGGGCGTCGAGTTGATCGGCGTCGCGCGCGGCGTCGGTCTGATGAACTTCAGCGCCCGCAGAGTCACCGAGGGCCTGACCTACAGCGCCCGGCGGGGAACGCGTGGTCTTCGCCGCAGCGGCTTCAAGACCCGATACCGCGGTACGCCCATCGCCTACGAGCGCACCCCGATCTCTGGCGACAAGCGTGTTCCGCGCACCCCGATCCGGCGCCTGTACGGGCCCTCGCTCGCGCAGATGTTACGCAAGGGCGATCGCCCCGAGCGCATGGGCCAGGCCGGCCTGGACGTGATCACCGCCGAGATCGATCGGCTGCTGCTGCGCTCGCTGCGCCGCTGATTCCCACACCTCATTTATAGGAGCAACGCGACCGATGGCCGCGCCTGATCTGTTTTCGTTTCAGGGCAAGGTCTACCTTGCCCAACGCCAACCCAACGGCCGGCCCGGCCCGCTGCGATGGGTCGGCAACGCCCCCCAGCTGCAGTTGCAACTGGAGGTGCAGAACTCGGACAAGACCGAGTCGTTCAGCGGCAATCGTCTGCTGTACGGCCGCCTGGTCCAGAGCAAGACCGCCAACGTCAATCTGACCCTGGACGAGGCGACCCCGGAGAATCTGGCCGAGGGCCTGTACTCGGTGCCGGCGACCTTGCCGGCGGGCGCCGTCAGCAACGAACTGTTGCCGCCGGGCCTGACGGCGGGCGACGTGGTCGCGCTCGACCGCGGTTGGGTCAGCGACCTGGCCTTGACCGACAGCGCTACGCCGCCGGCCCCGGTGCCGGCCGCGAACTGGTGGACCGAGTCGCCTTCGGCCGGCCTGGTCGGCCTTCGCAAGGTCGACGGACTGACCCAGCCGTTCAAGGCCACCTACAAGCACGGCGAGACCGTGAACATCGCCTTGTTCACCACCCCGCCGCCGGAGCGGATGTTGTTCCTGGATGGCATCAACACGGTCGACGGCCGCCGCGCCAAGGTGACGCTGTACCGCGTGGCCTTTAACCCCATTGAGCAACTCGACCTGATCTCCGAGGAATGGGGCAGCCTGCAACTGGCCGGTGCCGCCCTGTTCGATGAGACCCGCGCGCTAGACCCGAACCTGGGCGGCTTTGGCCGCATTGAAATGGTACGGGTGTAATGGCGCGCAAGGTCAAACGCCCCGAACCGAGCACCGACGATCTGGTCGTGCTTCAACCCAACCGAACGCTGCCGATCGGCGGGTGCGAGGTCACGGTCCGCGAGATCGGCTTTTTCGAGAGCCTGCGCCTGCACGCCGAGATCGCCGCGCTGGTGTCGGACCTGGTCGAGCAGACCGACGACGGCAACGTCGATCTGGCGCGGTTGCACCGCGTGTGCGCGGAGCACCCCGATGCCACGGTCGCGCTGTTGGCGCAGGCCAGCGACCAGCCGCCCGAGTGGGTCGGCACGCTCAGCGCCGGCCACGGCGATTTGCTGCTGCTGACCTTTTGGGCGGTCAACGCCGATTTTTTTCTGCAGCGCGTGATCGCGGCGCTGGAGCTGCGTCGCGCGGCCCTGGCAACGACTGGCCCAGCGTCCTCGCCACCCTGATCGATCACGGCCACGACTGGCCGTGGATCGAGCGCGCCACCGCGCGTCAGCTCGCCTTGTTCTACCGCGCCGCCGTACAGCGAGAGCGCGCGCTGCGCGCCGAGCGCATCGAAGACGTCAACGCCGGCTTCGCTGGCGGGCGCGACGTCACCGCCTTTATCCAATCCCTTCGGAACACAAAATGAAGCTTATCGAGAATTGGCGCCAAGCTTGGCGCTTCGTGAGCGTGCAAGCCATGACGCTCGCCATCGCCCTGCAGGGTGTATGGCTGAACCTGCCCGACGACCTGCGCGTGCATGTGCCCGATCGCATCGCCGCCAGCGTGACGGCCGGTTTGCTGATCCTGGGCCTGATCGGCCGCCTCTTCCAACAGCGAGGCGCCGATGGCACGACTTACCGTTGAGCAAGCGGGCGGCCAGAACGTTGTTGCTTTCCTGGACATGCTCGCGCACGCCGAAGGCGTGGAGCGTTTCAGCACGCTCGGCGGCTACGACGTCCTGGTAGGCGGCAACACGTTCACCAGTTACAACGAGCACCCGCGCAAGCTGGTCTGGCTGCCGAAATACCGCATCAATTCCACCGCCGCAGGCCGCTACCAGTTCCTGTGGAAGACCTGGAACAGCTTGCGCAACCGGCTGCGGCTGCCCGACTTTGGCCCGGCCTCGCAGGATCGCGCCGCGATCGAGCTGCTGCGCGAGACTGGCGCGCTGGCTGACATCAAGCAGGGCTGGATCAGCAGCGCTGTGCGCAAGTCGCGCAAGACCTGGGCCTCGTTGCCCGAGGCCGGTTACGGCCAGCGTGAGGTCCCGCTGGAGGTCCTCCTGGCGGTCTATGAAAAAGCCGGAGGCCAGATCGCATGATCGCTCTGAAAGTCTGGGCCACGACACTACTGGCCGCACTTGCCGCCGTGTTGGCTGCCTTCGGCTGGGGACGTTGGAAAGGCGCGCAGCGTGCGCACGCTGACGCCCGTGAACGCATCGCCGAGAGCGAGCGACAGGTTCGTATCGCCGTGCGCGAGCGCGCCGATTCCGAAACCCGCACCGAGGTAGACACCGATGTCCTGCATCTTCCGACCGGCGTCTTGGCGCCGGTGGCGAGCGCTGTACCTAATTCCGCTGCTGAGCGCTTGTACGACGAATGGTCCCGTGACGGAGGCGACGACGGGTTGCGCCTGGACGCGCCCGATTCTGGTGTCCCGGCAGGATCAACTGACGGATCTGACCGCGCGCCAGATCCTGGCGCATAACGAAACCGGCCGGCGCTTGTGTGGCTGGTCTCCGACCAAGTTATCGCGCTGAGGTGGTAGCGGCTTCGCTCGGTGCTACGGGCCGTTGGACAGGTTGAGAGAGGCTCTTATAGCCGACGGACTATCCGTGAACAGATTCGGTCGACCGTATATCTTTCCGAATCTACGGCGGACGGCATCAGGAAACTGTTCTTCTGCCTCCATCCAAGCAGAATTCGGCAACACCACGAATGCCAGCGTGTCGGACCCATCGGAATCGACACACCAGCGAATCTCATGCTCGGGATGCAGAATCCTGTTGAGTGTGACCAGCGCATGATGGCGATCGGCTACGTCGCCAACTAAGGGTACCTGTTCGCGGCGATCAAACAACGAAATATACATTTCGTAGCCGAGTTCACTTCCGCACTCGACCACTTCGCTGTGTAGCGATCCCGTCCGAAGGATGCTCTCTACGTACAGGACGATGTCCTGCTCGTCTTCCCTCCAGTCCACCCAGAACACACACGGCTGACCCTCATCGACGAACTCGTCGTCCACGATGGCCTGATAAGCATCTTCGGCGTCGGTGACCTGCAGCAGCGTCAGTACGGTCGCAGGCAGCATCAGCACGCTCCATAGCGGGGTTCGTTCCCATCTTAGCGCGATGCGGCGTGGCTGGCGTCGCCCCTTTTTTTCTTACTGCCCGCCACGGCCTATTCACGGTCGGGGCCCATTTTGCGTGCGCTATGCCCACCACCCGCGACACCACGATCACGCTGCTGATCAAGGCCAACGCTGCACAACTCAATCAGGCGCTGGACCAAGCGGGGGTGCGTGCCCGCTTGTTCGGGAATGAAGCGCAAAGCGCGGGCCGGCGGGCTGAGCGGGGCTTTGACCAAACCCGCAGCAGCGTTGAGGCGATCGGTCATCAGCTCTCGCAGGCTAAGGCGCAGTTGTTGGCGTTCGTCGGGCTGCAAAGCGTCGGAACCGCCGTAGGCGGTTTGGTGCGCGCGGCCGATGGCTACGCCAACCTGTCGGCGAAGATCAAGCTCGCGACGACCTCGCAGGCAGCGTTCAATCTGGCCGAGGAGGCGGTGTTCGCGATCTCGCAGCGCACCTCGACCGCGTTGGATTCGACCGCCACGCTGTTCGGGCGCCTGACCAGCGCGCTCAAGGATCAAGGCGGGTCGCAGCGCGAAGTGCTGGGCCTGACCGAGACGATCAACAAGGCGCTGGCCGTGTCCGGCGCCACGGCGGCCGAGACTTCGTCGGTCATCGTCCAGTTGAGCCAGGCTTTCGCGGCCGGCCGGCTCAGCGGTGACGAGTTCAACTCGATCAACGACGCCGGGCCGCGCCTGATGCAGGCGCTCGCGAAGAGCATGGGCGTCACCGTCGGTGAACTCAAAGCCCTGGCGGAGGCCGGCAAGCTGACCAGCGAGCAGTTGCGCGTCGCGTTCTCCGGCGAGCAGGCTTCGAGGATCGCGGCGGAATTCTCGCAGCTGCCGCTCACCATCGAGCGCAGCCTGGTCCAGCTCGACAACGCGTTTACGCGCTTCGTCGGGCAACAGGACCGGACGATGGGCGTATCCACTGCCGTCGCTGGGGCGATCCAAGGGCTGTCGCAAAACTTCGACGGACTGGCGAACGTGGTGGGCGTCATCGCCATTGCCGCGCTGGGCCGGTTGATCGCCATGCTGACCACGGCCGGCGCGGCGAAGGTCGTCAATCTGCGGCAGACGCGGCAGTTGACGCAGGAGGAATTGGCGCAGGCACGCGCGGCCGAAGGGGCGGCGCAGGCGGAACTCGCGCGAGCGCGAGCGCTGGCCACTGCGGGCCTCGGCGCAGGGCGTGTCGTCGCGGCCGAGGCGGAGTTGGCAGCCGCGCAGGCCCGGACCACCGCCGCGACGCAGGCGGCTACGGCCGCTGCCGGCGCGAAGGCAGTCGCGATCCGTGGGCTGTCCTCGGTGCTGACCCTTATGGGCGGGCCGCTCGGCCTTGCGATCACGGGTGTCACGTTGTTGGCCGGCGCCTTTGCCAGCGCCAGCGCCAACGCCGCGGCAGCGAAGGTCGAGTTCGAATCCACAATCAAGGCGGCCCAGCGCTTTCGTGAACAGCAAGACCTGGACATCGGCGTCGATCTGGGCAAGCGGCTGATCGATCAGCGCCAGCAACTGCAGAAGGAACTCAGCAACCTCCAAGCGATTAGACAGCCTTTGGGTCCGTTCTACGGCGGCATCCACGACAGTCCGGGCCAAAGCGGCATGCGGTGGCTGTGGGGCGGCGACGTGGATGCCGAGATCAAGCGTGTTCAAGCTCATCTGGCCACGACCAAACAAGCGCTCGGTCAAGTCCAGGGCTCGGTCGCCGATTTGCGCCAAGCGCAGGCGACCGGCGGGCGAACCCGCGTCCAGGTGACTAAGGACGCGACCGAGTTCACCAAGGCGCTCAACACCCAAAACGAATCGCTCAAGGTCGAGCGTATCGAGCGCGAGAAGGGCTTGCGCGCCGCGCTGGAGTACCAAGCGGTCAAAGCTGCGGGCGTCAAGGATACGGCGCAGTTGACGGCAGCGATGCGTCAGGCCATCGATGTGCAGGTCCGCGAACGCGAGGCTGCGAAGGCGATGATGGACGCAGGGCGGGCGCAGACCAAAGCCATCCGCGACGCCGAGCGCCAGCGCAAGGCCGACGAACGAAAGCTGGAAGCCGACAGGAAGGCGCAAGAGGCGGCTGCGGCGAAGGCAGCTAGGGACGATGGGGCTCTGGACCGCGTCGTCCAGGAGGCGGACGTCGCGCTGATGCGTAACCGCGGCGAAGGCGCGGCGGCTCGCCGAAGGGAGCTGGATCTTGAGTTCAAGCAGGCGCTGGCCGATCTACAGACCAAGGGCAATACCGCCGATGCGCTGAAGATACGCCTGCGGATCGATACCGAGGTCGCGAAGGTCGAACTGGATGATCTGCAGGCGCAGGTCGAACGCGTATTTGGCGAGCAGTCCCGTCAGGAACAATCGATCCAGGCGCGACAGCAGGCCAGCTTGCTGACCGAAGTCGGCGCGCGCCGGGAACTGATGGACCTGCATGCCCGCACCGCGGCCGAAGTTGGCCAGTTGCTTCCGACGCTGGAGGCGGTTGCGGCCAAGACCGGCGCGCCCGAGTCGATCGAGCGCGTCAAAGACCTGACCGCGCAGGTTGCCGCGCTCAAAGTGCAGTCCAACGAGCTTGTGGTTACGCTGACCAACGGCTTCGAGAGCGGCCTGAGCAATGCATTGGAAGGATTGGCCACGGGAACGCTGACCTTGCGCCAGGCATTGACCGGCCTGGTGCAGGACATGGCGCGTTCGATGGCGCAGTTGGCGTCGCAGCAGCTGGCTGCCTTCGCGACAGCGAAGTTGGTGTCGATGCTCAGCAAGGCGGCCGGCGGCAAAGGCGCTCCGGACCTGGCGCAGCCCGACCCGGTGCAAGCCGGACAGGCAGGTGCGGCTTACGCGCTGCCGATCACGGGTGCATCGGTCGCTCTGGGAGTGGCGGGCAAGGTGGTGAAGGATGCGGCGGTCGCGATGCAGACCGCTGCCGCAACCTTGCTGGTTGCCAATGCAACAAAGTCAGCGACTGGATTCGCTGGAGGTGGCTTTACCGGCATCGGCCCGAAGTACGCCCCCGCCGGTGTGGTACACCGCGGCGAGTTCGTTCATCGGCGCGAGGTCGTGCGGCAGCCCGGTGCGCGGCCCTTCCTGGAACGGTTCAACCGTCTGGGCATGGCCGCGCTCGACGGGTTGCGCGGATACGCTACCGGCGGATTTGTCAGCCCCGCGCCCCACGCGCCAACACCGGCACGTGGCCCCATGACCGAACGACCAGGGCGTTCGGCGGACAGCGAAGGCGGGCGATCGCAGATCACCAACGTTCTGTACCTCGATCCGCGAGAGATCGTCAACGTCATGGGCACCCACGCCGGCCGGCAGGTAATCCTGTCCACTATCCGAGCCAATGCACCGACGGTTCGTCAGGATCTGACATAAAGTGGCCGGTGCATTTCAAAAAGTACGCTTGCGTTACGGTTCTTAGAATGGCCCAAGGGCACTAAGGAACTGCAAGACAGCCTGAGCTTCGAGTCTCAGCGCAGGACGCTCCGATTCTCGAGGTCCATTAGTCGAAGCCGCAGCTGGCGCCTACTTCAACGAATTTGAGTTCATTTGCCGTTTGCCACGTCGCAGACGCTCTATTCGTAAAGAAACTACTGCACGCAGAAACTAAGGAAGCCAGCATCTACTTTCACCACAGCTAATGCACAAAACGTCTGCTTCCATTTGTGGTCGATGCCCCCGCCGGCATGTTCGAATACTTACGGAAGATGGCCGCCTTGCGCTGTCCGCACCGTTCCAACCGTGGAGGACTGTCAAAAGAGGGTCAATTATGAACGGCTTCATGAAGAATGCGGTCATTCTCGCTTTTCTGGCAATCGGCATCTCAACCTCCAAGGCTCAGTCCTGTCGATGGGATGGAACAGCCCCCTTCTGCGACGGCGAGTGCGCTGCCGGAGAAGAAGAAATCACGCGACTATCGACTTGGCCAGGACATTGGACGGGAGCTGTGTCCAGCCCTGCAGTGAATCACTTCGGCAGTGCTTGTGTTACAGGATCGAAGGCACTGTGCTGCGGAACGGGTCGCGCGGCGTCCCGGCTAGTGCTAGCTCCAGTGATATTGAGTGGTGCAAACAAGTGCCTTGATGTACATGCGCCCGATCAAAGGAGTAATGGCGCAAGAGTACAGGTGTGGGATTGCAACAACTCGCTCCAGCAGACCTGGAAGGTCGAGGCGGGAACAATTAAGAGCGGCGCGGGGAAGTGCCTGGACGTCCATGTATTTGACCAGCATCAGAACGGCGCAAAAGTCCAAGTATGGGATTGCAACGGTTCGCAACAGCAACGCTGGACAGTTGTCGGTCGTACCATAAGGAGCGGTGCTGGCAAATGCCTGGATGTGCATGCTCCTGACCAGTACAACAACGGAGCCAAGGTTCAGGTCTGGGATTGCAACGACACAATCCAGCAGACGTGGACTGCACCTTGATTTCGACATTCCATTAGCCGGGGGGCGCGTTGCTGGCGCGTCCCCCTTTCTATTTGGAGCAAGCGCTCGGTTCCGCGACGTCCGATGCGGCTGCCGAGCGACTCAGCCATTTGCATTCCTGGCAATGTGCCGCATGCCCCACATTTCCTCTTCCTCAAGCGACTGATAGTTTGAGCATAAGGTCTGCGCCTCCCCAGGACGCTGCACCCCACGCGACCGGAGCACACGTCGGTCGCGTTTTCATTCATAGATAAATCGCTTCCCAATGAACCGCATCAGTCTGACTTGGGCTAAACGGTTGATCGAGGTTGCCTAGAACGGCCGACAAGTGAACTTGTCCACGATTCGGACCAATGCGGCGACCGTTCGTCAGGACTTAGGCTAACCGTCTCAGTTAACGCGACGGTCGATCCCGATACTGCCTCCGGCGGTGGTGACCCCCCCTGTTCTCTCCTGCCATGCGCGCCCGGCCCCCCGCCGGGCGCGCTTCTTTATGTGCCTATGACCCTGGCATCGGCACCGACTACGGGCGGTTGGAAGCGTCGGAGCACTCTAGTGAGACTTTCCGCAACGGAAGTCCATTGCGACGGTGACATCTTGTATTCACGATCTTCTCCTACCGACCGCAGAGGCTTGTGTCGTTACGGCGAGAAATTCATGATGAGATGCGGCTTCCAATCCGCGAAGGCCGCTACTCCCCAGTGAAAAACAGGACGTATTTCATGAAAAGAATGAATGCTCTGGCCACGACCCTGCTTGTCGCTTTCCTGGCGGCTCCACTCGCCGCTCAGGCTGCCGATCCGGTTATGGCTATTGTGAATAAAGCGGCCGACAAATGCATCGATAGGAGTTTGGATATCCCCCAAGACCCTAACGCAGTGCATGCACAGTTATGGTCATGCGGCGGAAATCGACCATATACCACGCCCCCCAACCAAATCCTTACCTTTGAATGGGTGGGGCGATTTGGCGGAGGTCCTTGGGAAACCTATCGACTTCACTCTGGCACCTCGTTGTCCGGGTCGTGTTTGAGCGTTGAGAATAATTCCCTGCTCAATGGGGCGAAGCTCTCCTTTAGTCCATGCGTTGCCGGCGATAGAAGCCAGATGTGGATGCGTGCAGCTGAGAACAAAGACCTAGTAACCTCCGCCAAATGGGTCAACCTCAACAGCGGAAAGTGCATCGATGCGAACGCCCCTTACAATGGGGTGAGACTTCAGCAGTATGACTGCGCGCGCGATAGCTGGGGACCGCAGGACTTCCAGGCGTACTACACGACATCTCCTTTCTAGTCCGCGAACCATCGCAAAAAGTAGGCTTGATGAGTGGTGTATGGCCCTGATGAACGACAAGGCCTGTGACGTGGTGAGCCCGAGATGGGTTAACCGCTTCTTCGTCATCCATGTGCCCGGCGCTGACCGGGCATTTTTTTGCGCCCTCTTTTTTTCAACCTGCCCGGCAGCATGGGGCCTTTGTTTATACGTATGACTTTGCGAACCGGCGTCGCCAGCGACCATTACGATTTCCTCCATCAACTCGAGACCGCTCTGTGCAGCGAAGGCCACGCTTGGGGGCTGCTCCATGCCGGCGCCGGCAACGGCACGCTAACCGGAGCCGATGGCGCGGCCGGCGGCTACCGCGGCGGGTTTGGCTCAGTCGCTGAGGCATTCACCCTGACCGCGCTGGATGCCGAGCGCTTTCAGGTGGTCGGCGCGCTAGCCGGCGACCTGGGCGTCGCCATCATCGGCCGGCCCTTCGAGCACGAGCGGTTGCGTTTCCGCATCAATGCGGGCTCGGCCCCCTTCGTAGCCGGCGATCGCTTCACCCTGAACACCTCGCCGGCCTGGACGCTGGTGCGCCGCTACGGCTGCCGCAACACCAGCTTCCGAACGACAAACTTGACCAACCCGGCGTCGGTGTTCGACAACCGTGTGGACAGCTGGGGCAGCCGGCCGGTGGCCGATCTGCCGGCGCAGGCCACGATCGAGATGATCGGACCGACCTCCGTTAAAGCGGTGACACTCGGCATCGGCGACAGCGGCGCGCGTGGCCCAGCCGCCTTCGAACTGCAGCGCTCCGACGACGGCGCGGCTTGGGGGCGGGTGCAGGCATGGGTCAGCCAGACGTGGCCCACGGCGAAGATGCGCCGCAGCTACCCGGTGTCCGGTACTGTACCTGCGGCTCGCTACTGGCGCGTCGTCATCACCGCCACGGCCGGCGCCGATCCGCTGGAGATCAATGACGTCAGCTTCCACGCCGATCTCAACGCCGACTTCGAGCTTGAGGACCGCGCGCAGTGGATCGTGCAGGCGCCGGGGCTGGACGGGCAAAAGGCCATCTTCATAGGCGCCGAACTGTATGAAGACTCGGCGCGAGCCGCGTACAACCTCAACTGGTACGGCTTTAGATCGCACAACCCGCTGCGCAGCCTTCGCACCCAGGTCAACGTTAGCGGGCTTCGTTGCCTGCCGTTGCGCTACGGCCCGTTCGCCTACTGGCTGGCGATCAATGGCCAGCGGGTCCTCATCGTCGCCCGGGTCGGCACGGTCTACGTCAGTGCCTATTTGGGCTACATCAACGCCTATGAGCCCCCGTCGCTTCATGAGTACCCCCTCGCGATCGGTGCGTGCGGGTCCACTGAGACGCTGACGCCGGATGCGACGGATGCCAACTTCCGCAGCTTCTTTGATCCCGGTCGGTATGGCTTGGTGGTGAAGTATCCGGACAACGTTTGGCGTATACACGCCAACCGCTACGCCTCCGGAGCGAATGAATACGGCGACAGCGAAACGCCGGGCAAGGTCTACCCGAGCGCGATGTCCACCTCGGGCGATCGCGCGTACTTGCGCGAGAACCTCGACGGTTCCTCGCCGGTGCTTCCCCTGATCCTCGGCAGCTCCAATCCGCGGCATTCGCTGGGCGAGTTCGACGGCTGCGGCTGGACCACGGGCTTCAGTACCGCGTCTGAGTCCCGCATCGACCAGGACGGTTCGGCCTGGATGGCGTTCCAGAACGCGTTTCGCATCTCACCCGACAACTACTTTGCCTTGAAGCTGGACTGATGGCGTACGCAACCTCCGCAGCAAACGATCCTAACGAACTGCTCGACAAGCTGCGTTTGTTCGCCCAAGGCAGTGGCTGGGTCATCGATGGGCTGCGCGACCGCTCGGCCAAAGTCGGGAAGGCGCTGAGCCTGCATGCAGGTCCGCTGTACGCAACGTTCCTGACCGAGCTGACCGGCGGGGACGGCAATCGGCCGCCGCCGTTCGTAGGGGCCTTCGGCCACACCGGTTACGTCGCCAACGCCAATGCCGACGTACAAAACGAAGCCAGCGCGATTGCCTGGACCAACTACACCCAGGGGCCGTACAGCGCCGTCCACTTCTTCAGCCAGGTCACGCCTCAGCCGTACCTGCACATCGTGCTGGAAACCCAAGCGGGGACGTTCAAGCACTTTGGGACCGGTCGTCTCGTCACGGCTGGCAGCGTTCACACCGGGCAGTATGTCCACGGCAGTCAGTGGTATTACGACGCCAACTACATCAACAGCCCGGACGATCAACGCCATGCCGTGGCGTTTGACGATGCTTGGTACAACTTCGTCTCGCCCGTAACGCGGGTGCGTGCCGATTATGACGGCATCGCACCGCGCTGGCATTCCGTTTCCGATTCGGACGCGGATACACGCCGACTGCTGTGCGGATGGCGCGGTCGAGCTGCGCCGATCAACCTACTCAAGGATCTGGGGCACAGCACGCTGACCGGACGCGCGCCGGGGCAGCCGCTGTGGTGCGCGGTGCCGCGTGGTGCCGGTCTGTTCTCAGACATCGGCCATCCGCCGGATCTGCGTTTCATCCGCTTGGACAGTTACGCCCCGGGCGAGGAGCTGACACTGGGCAGCGACCGCTGGAAGCTGTTTCCGGTCCATCGCAAGAACGGACCGGCCGGCACCCCCAACAGCGGTGTCTACGGATACGCCTACCGCATCACCGACTGAGCCGAGCCCTATGCCGTGGACCGCCGTGTGGCCGCTGACCTTCAGCGGTCAGGGCGACTACTTCACCTCGCCGCCAGTCTGGGACGGTCGCGCCGGTGGCGCGCTCGGATCGGAGCCGCGCTTCGGTGCACGCTCTGTGGCTGTGCCTCAGCACCTCGCGGACCAACGTCGTGGCGCGCTGCAGGCGATGTTCGGCGAAGACTTCTTCGACCGCATCCACGTCGTGCCACGAGTGCTGAACCTGGGCAACGTCAGCAGCGTCCAGCAGCGCGCCGTTCGCGTCTGGAACGCCTACCGCGCCCGAGCCCTGACGCTGACGGATGCCGCGCTGGTGGCCGGTGAAGGCATCGTACTCACGGCCCCCGGCGCAACGCCGCTACCGTTCGCTCCGCTGTCGGAGCGGACCTGGCAAATCGCAGTCGGCACTGATGGCCCTCCGGTCATTGCCGCAACGCTGTCCTTTCAGTTCGCCGGGTTCGGCGCGATCCCCGTCGTCATCACCGGCCAACGGATCGTCGCCTGGGCGTTTGCGCCGGATTGGTCGCGCGGCGTGCTGGAACGGCTGGCGTGGAAGACCGACATCCTGACCAGTCCGACCCAGGTCGAGCAGCGCCGCGGCCTACGTTCCGCGCCACGCCGTTCGTTCGAGGCCAGGATGATCGTGGACGGCCGCGAACGGGTACTGCTGGACCTCGCCGTATTCGGCTGGGGCGGACGGACCTGGGCGCTGCCGATCTGGCCGGACGTGCAGTGGCTTGCAAACGAGCATGCACTCGGCGTGCGGGTCATTACCTGCGATCCAGCCCATCGGGACTTCCGTGTTGGCGGTCTGGTGCAGTTGCGCGGCACGACCGCTTTCGAGGTCGAAGTGGCCGAAGTCGAGGCCATCGGCGCCATCTCGATCACGCTGCGGCATCCGACGACGAAGGCGTGGCCGCGCGGCACTCGGCTGTATCCGGTGCGGACGGCGCGACTGGCCGAACCGCCGAAGGTGACGCGGCTGTCCGATCAAGCCGCGGCAATCAGCGCCCGCTTCGACATCGTCGAGTCCTGTGACTGGCCGACCCTGGCGGACGCGCCGATGTATCGCGGACACCCCGTGTTGGCGCAGCGGCCGGATGAAACCGAGGCCCTGTCGAATGGCTGGCAGCGGGTGCTGTTGACGCTGGACAACGATTTCGGCCGACCGTTCGTGATGGACCCGGCCGACTGGGCGGCGGTATCGCAGGCTCACCATTGGCGTATGCACGGTCGTGCCGAGCGGTCGGCGGTCCGCTCCTGGCTGTACACCCTGCGTGGGCGCCAGTGTGCGGTCTGGCGGCCGACCCACGCCGACGACCTGATCCTGGTCGCCAACGTCGCCGGCACGGCCACGGCGCTGGATGTGGCGAACGTGGGGCTGGCGCGGTTCGCTGGCCTGCGGCCCGGACGACGCGACCTACGGATCGAGTTGCGGGACGGCCAGGCCTTCCACCGTCGGATCACCGCCGCGGTGGCGTTGGACGACGAGATCGAGCGGCTGACGATCGATTCCGCACTTGGCGTGGACACTCGTCCACAAGCGGTCCAACGCATCAGCTTCCTGGTACTCAGTCGCGGCGACAGCGATGAGGCCGAAATCGAGCACCACACCGACAGCGACGGCGCCGCCGACGCCTCCCTTGTTCTTCGCGCTGTGCGCGACCCCGATAGCGACGACAGCGGCCCCGCCCCGGCATGAGCTTTGAACAGTTGGAACGATCGACTGCCGCGGGCAACCCGCGGCGGCTTTACGAGTTCGTGCGCGGCGCTCAGCGCTGGCGCTACACCGGTGGCGATCGCGACTTTGCGCTGGATACCCAGACCTATCAGGCCATCGCCGTTCGGGATGATGGAATTCGCCAGTCGGGGCATACCGCCAGCGACATGCTGACGATCACCGCGCCGGGTGATTTCGAGGTCGCGCGTCTGTACCGCGGGCTGCCGCCTTCGAGCGAGGTGGCCGTTGTCGTCCGCGATGTCCACGAAGGCGATGGCGATGCGCGCGTGGTCTGGATGGGCCGCGTCGCGGGCGTGAACCGGCCATCGCTGGAAAGCACCGAGGTCCGCTGCCAATCGCTTGACGCCGCGCTCGGGCAACCTGGCCTGCGTCTGGCCTGGACGCGCGGTTGCCCGTACACGCTTTACGACCGCAATTGCCGGGTTAACCCTGAGGCCCATCGCGTTCCGGCCTCGCTGACCACGCTCGCCGGCAACGTCGTTACGGCCGGCATCTTTAGTCAGTACCCGGACGGCTGGTTCGCGGGCGGCTTCCTGGCGTGGGATCTGGGCGAGGCCGGTTTGGAGCGGCGGGGTATCCGCACGCATGTCGGTGAGCGTCTGGTCCTCCTCGGAGCGGGTGACGGTCTGCGCATCGGCCAGGCCGTCGTCGCCTATCCCGGCTGCGGCCGATCGATGTCGATTTGCCACGGCAAGTTCAACAACGCCCCCAACTACGGCGGCGTACCCGGTTTACCCGGGAAATCACCGTTCGACGGTACGCCCCTCTTCTGATATGGCCTGTTTTGTCAATCGGCACGAACATCCCCCTCGCGTGCACTTGCCGCGCCATTTTCGTATTGATTAGCCTAGGTGGGAACGCGGCGTCGGTCGACGACGATGGATCACTCTGATATCCGCGGGCTGGGTACCGCATTGCAACGGTTCATCGCGGGGCTGCCTCAGTCTAATAGTCGGAGATCCCAAGTGGGCTCACGCAAAAAAGTCGAGGATTCCCCGATCGCGCTTGCGCGCCGCGTTCCCGTGACCTAAGCAAAAGCTATTTAGATGGCGCTGGAACTTGACGAGCAACGTCCCAGATGAAGCCAGAGAGCTCTCGCGCTACAGCTACACAGATCTTGTTTGCGTTAACACCCCTCAAGCGCATGCGCCGATATCGACCGCAAAGCCTCAGCTGTGCACGCCATGCGGTTTCGCGAATGTTGGAAGGCTGGCCGACCTGGCGCTCGGTTATGCCACGACTCATCCTGGCCGGGTAGCGATAGTTCCAAGCCGCTTCGATCAGGATGCGACGAACATGCGCGTTGCCGCATTTCGTTATCCGGCCTTGGAATCGAGTCTCACCGGTAGAGTATTCGCTTGGGACCAACCCAAGGAACGACATGAGTCGCTTGGGGCGGTCAAAGCGCGACATGTCGCCTATTTCAGATACCAATGTCGCGGCGGCGATGAAATCAATTCCTCGCATCGTCATCAAAGCGCTCACTACGGGCTGCCACCTCCACGTTGATATTTGATCACGAAGTGCGTCAGTAAGACGGTCAACTTGCTTGAATGATTCGACAACCGCGTTGCGGTATTCAGCGAAGGCGATGTCCTGGGCCGGATGGCCGAACGACACGCGGGCCAGAAATCGATCGTAGGTTGCGGTCCAGCCACCCTTCCCCGGATACCGATAGCCATGTCGCAACAGCATGGCTTTCAGCCGATGGCGAGCTTTTAGGCGCGCACTGACTGCGTCTTCTCGGGCACGGCACAAATCCCGTATGGCTTCATCGCGCTCGTCGGGAATGACAATTGGAGTCAGTTCGCCAGCTCGCAAGAAGCTCGCGAGCATCAGCGCATCGCGACGATCCGTCTTGATCCGATCGCCAGTTCGACGGGGGATCTTGGTGACAGCTGCGATCTGGCAGTCATAGCCGCGCTTGCTGAGCTGCCGTGCTAAGCCGAATCCGCAAGGGCCTGCTTCATACGTTGCCAGGATTCGATCGCTGGCACCTAGCGGACTTAGCACCTTTAGCACATCTTCAATCAGCGGCCCGGTTGTTCCGATAAATCTTGGTGCTTCGCGACCATGTTCCGCTATCGCAATTGCGATGGACTCCTTGTGAACGTCCCTCCCGATGAACTTCGTGTATTCGCTTCGCATGCCGGCTCTCCTCGGTTGAGATGAACCCGTGGGGCGCAGTGCCCCACGCCAATCGCACGATAGCGAATTCCCTACCACCCCGGTCTTCGCCAGCTCGGCGAAGGCCATGTTGTCTGATTCGCGGAATCTCCTCATGAATATCTGGGTCCAGCTTGCGATCTGGGTCATCAGCTACTTCGTCTCGGCAGCCGCACGGCCGAAACCGCCGCAGCCCAAACCCGCTGCGTTCGGCGACTTCCAGTTCCCGCAAAGCACCGAGGGCACGCCGCAGTCGGTGGTGTTCGGCGATGTGTGGACGCCGGACTGGATGGTGCTCGGCGTCGGCCAGTACCGGACCCAGCCGATCAAACAAAAGGGCGGCAAGAAGTGATCGTGACCCTCGATCACCTACGCCGCGCGCCGGGCTTTGGGCCCCGCCCGGGCTTCTGTGCGCGGGGCGGACGCGAGTGGTTTGCCTACTATGGTCTGGACTGGAACGCATTCCTACGCAACGGCATCGACGCCGAGACCATCGAAGCGACCGGCGACGCATTGGGGCTGCACCTGGTCGCGTTCGCGCGCGCGGAGGCCGAGCGTGGGCAGCAGTAAGAAGCAGACGGTCGGGCATCGCTATCTGTTCGGACTGCATATGGGCCTGTCGCGTGGCCCGCTGGACGAGCTAGTTGAGATCCGGGTCGGCGACCGCGAAGCCTGGAAAGGCTCGGTCACGAAGACGAGTCGTCTCTTCATCAACAAGCCTGACCTGTTCGGCGGCGACAAGGGGGAAGGCGGAATCAAGGGGTGGTTGGACGTGCTAATGGGCGAAGCGGCCCAGGCGGTCTTACCTGCGTTGGGCGCGCTGCACGGCGTCCCGACGCCGGCCTTCCGCAACGTCACCACCCAATACTTCGATGGCCAGATCGCGGCCAACAATCCGTACCCGAAGCCTTGGAAGATGCGCGTGCGCCGCGCGCTGGCGGGATGGGACGGCGCACCCTGGTATCCCGAGAAGGCGGTGATCTGGCTCGCCAACGGCTCTATCCGGGCGATGAATCCTGCGCACATCCTGGTCGAGTGCTTGACCAACCGCGATTGGGGCCGAGGCCTGGACCGGGGCGTGCTGGATGAAGCCAGCTATCGCGCCGCCGCCGACACGCTGCACACCGAAGGGTTCGGGTTGTGCCTGCGCTGGAACCGGCAATCGCCGATCGCCGACTTCATGCAGGTCGTGATCGACCATGTCGGTGCAGCTCAGTACACCGATCGCTCGACCGGTAGGCTGACGCTGAAGCTGCTGCGCGATGACTACCGGATCGAAGACCTACCTGTGTTCGACTATGAGTCGGGCCTGCTGGCTATCGAGGAGGACGAGGGCGCGGCGCAAGACGGTGCGATCAACCAACTGATCGTCACGTGGTACGACCCGATCAAGGACGAAGAGCGACAGATCCGGGTCGAGGACTTGGCCGGTATCCAAGCCACCGGCGGCGTGGCTTCCAGCACGACGGACTACAAGGGCCTGCCGACCGCAGAGTTGGCAGGGCGGGTGGGCATGCGAGACCTGACCGTTGCCTGTTCCGGGCTCAAACGGTTGAAGCTGCGCTTCGACCGCCGCGGCGGCCTCCTGGCGCCCGGCGGCGTCTTCCGTGTTCGCGAGCCGTTTCGCGGCCTGGACAACCTGGTCTTGCGGGTCGGGACGTTCGACGACGGCAAGCTGGCCGAGGGGGCGATTACAGTCGCCGCAGTGCAAGACGTGTTCGGCTTGCCTATGACGGCCTATTTGGAGCCGCAACCTCCGGTCTGGATGCCGCCGGACCGCATCCCGCACCCGTCGCCGAATCGGCGGTTGATCGAGGCCAGCTACCGCGACTTGGCCAGCACGCTCAATGCTACGGAGTTGGCGGCTGTCCCGGTTGATGCCGGTGCCGTTCTGGCGGTGGCCGAACAAGCGGGCGGCCTGGCGCTGAACTACGTGCTGACGACCCGTGTCGGCAGCGGCGAGTTCAGCGAGGCCGGCGTCGGCGATTGGTGTCCGACCGCCGTGCTGGCCGAGGCAATGACCGCCACCACGGTGGCGATGCAACTGGCCGCGGGTCGAGGGCTGGATCAGATCACGGCCGGCACGGCCGCGTTGGTCGAGGACGAGATCGTCCGCGTCGTCGCCATCGACCCGCAAGCGCAGTCCGCCACGTTGGCGCGGGGGTGCGCTGATACGGTGCCGGTGCCGCACGCGGCCGGTGCGCGAATTTGGTTCTACGATGATTTCGCAGCCAATGATCCGACCGACTACAGCATCGGCGAAACCTTGCAAGCGAAACTGCTGACGCGGACCTCCAGCGCGCAGCTCGATCCCGCGCTGGCGCCGGTGGACACGGTCAAGCTGGCCCAGCGGCAGGCGCGGCCGTATCCACCCGGCGACCTGAAGCTCAATGGGCAGCGCTATCCGCCGTCGATCGACGGCGACCTGGTGGTGTCTTGGGCCCACCGCGACCGAAAACTTCAAGCGGACCAATCGGTCGATCACGGGCAAGGGTCGATTGGCCCGGAGGCGGGAACCACCTACGTATTGCGGCTGTTGGACGACATCGCCGGCAGCGCGCTAGACAGCCCGGCGTCGATAACAGGAACGAGCTATGTCGCGCCGCTCAAGGGCGCCTATCGCCTACGCGCAGAGGTGGGCTCGACCCGCGATGGCCTTTTGAGCTTGCAAAAGGCTACCCACAGTTTCGACTTCAAGAACGGATTGTTGCGCACGGAGACCGGCGATGAACTGGTCTCGGAGGCGGGCGACTACCTGCTCATCGAGTAAATATGGCGAATCAGAAACTCTCCCAACTGCCTGCAGCCAGTGCGCTGACCGGCGCCGAGCTTGTACCCGTCGTGCAGGGCGGGCAAACGCGAAGTACGAGCATGGCAGCGATTGCCGACCTCCGTAAGGGCGCATGGCAGACGCCAACACTCAATGCCCCTTGGACGAACTACGGGGACGTCTTCGCCACGGCTGGCTATCGACGCGACGGCGGTAGAGTGCAGCTTCGAGGGCTGGTGAAAGCCGGCGCCGGCGGAACCGTTATCTTCGTGCTTCCAACAGGGTTTCGCCCGCCCGCGCAGCAGATCTATACAGCCGTGAGCGATTCGAGCGTCCCGGCTCGCGTAGATGTGAAAGCGAACGGCGAGGTGCTGGTATCGCAGCCGGGTGCCGGCGTGCTCGGGTGGCTATCCCTCGATGCGGTCGCGTTCTATCCCGATCCGTAGACGCTATTGGGGATGGGCGGCCGAGACGCGACCTATTGAGTCACACTCGCTCGGTACGGGCCATCCAAACTATGAAGCGTGGCGTTCAAATTCGCCTCCAAATGTTCAGCTCAATAGATGGGTTCGTTCGCTGGCGTGTCTTGCCTCATGCAGAGGTTGCCCAAGATTGTCTCGCCATACTTGGCCCAATTTTCGTCCCAGGTCTCTACAGAACACTCGAAGGTGAAGACATGAACGCTATCAGCCGTATTGTTTACGGCTAAGAATTTGTGAACCGTGACTGGCCTGAGCCCAGGAGAGCGGTCGACATAGCGTGCAATCACGCGCACGATTTCGCCTTGCACTTTCTCATTGAGCAGCAGGATGTCCTCCTTCGCACGTTCCTGCAGAAAGGGAAGGAGATGTGCGGAGGCAACGGCCTCCGCATTGGCGCTATAGAGTGCGCCCGCATTGCGAATGATCTGGAACGTAAATCCCGTCTCGAAGAAATCAGTTTCGGAGAATGTCTCAGGACTGGTCGCATGAAGGTCAACAGACGGTTCTTTCATCGTATCGACTTTGCTTCGCTCATTCCAGCCTAGTGGCTTCAGGACGAAAACGTCACTGAACTGCCTCCATTCAAATCCATTTGGTGCCGATGGGAGGTGGGTCATGAAGGGCTCCTGCGCTGCATGCTGAAGGGTGACGCTTCTTGAGGCGATGTCGGCTATGTTGCCGGGACTACCTCAGAGAAAGAAAGGCCCCGTTGTCGGGGCCTTTGCTAATTCCATAGATCAAAAAGCAAAAAGCTCAACCCTACTTCTCACAGACCAACTTCGCCGGTGGAGTTAGGCCACCCTGATGGCGGGTGAAATCACAGGAAGTAACAGGGCCTAGGTTTCTGGTGAGAACAGCAGCGGAATCTCTATATTCGCACTCGACCCAGATATCCATGTCCCTAAAGCTCCAGGTTTGTGTTCCCTTTACTTTGCCGGGGACTGGCATCACGGATCGGCGTTTGGAGGGCTCTTCGGTGTAGAGCATTACCCGATCCAAACGTCGAGGATACTTCCTAACGGACACGCTCCAGCCTGGAACGGGTTGGATGCTTTGCACATCTTCAATTACTGGCGGGCATGCGGTGATCTGCATCCCAGCAGCCAGCACTACTGTATAAATTGACATGGGCACCTAGCGGTATAATTAGGCATACCCAAGGAGCGACTACTCTCCTCAGGATTTCATGTCCACAAAAGCAGAGCCCCGTTGCCGGGGCCATTCCCCTATTTTGTGCAGACAAATGTAGGAGGGGCAGCACTGGGTTGTGCAGGACGAACGAATGCGCATCCACTAACGGCTCCAATCTTACGTCGCAGTACTGCTGCGGAGTGTGAGTACTTGCAGTCGACCCAGACCTCTTTGCCTTTGCCCCACTCGATTTGTCCCGGCTTCTTAGTGCTGCCGATCAAGAGCCTCATCTCTTCAGGCGGACCATTAAAAACGTCGACTTCTGATAGCGAATGCCGGCTCACGGGGACCAGGACACTCCACTCCGTGGGGGGAGGGGTAACAATCTGCTCATCTTGAATAGCCTCCGGGCAACCAACGATCTGAATCGCCGATGCCAACACAGCAGCATAGATTGACATGAGGTTCACCAGGTAATAGTGAAGAAGTTTTTCGCAGAATTTACGTAGCTTCTATGGAAGTCGCCATCGTTGTAATCCCACGCCAGGGTTCTGGTCCGCACAACGGAATACTGTGGCCACTGGTCAATGACGACTATACCGTCACCGCTTCGAGTGTAATGCACAAATATCGCGGCATGGGCGATGCCATCTTGAGGAAAGAGTCCCTTTTCGTTGAAGGTGGCGATTGCAGTTCCGGGTTGTAGCGGTAGCCCTGGCTTTAGACGACGACCAGCGCGCCAAGCGGTTGTGTGGGGCGCCTTAAACCAGACTTTGATCAGCTCTGCGCACCAGTAGATTCCATTGTTGTCTTCATCCGCTGCAGGGAGCTCAATCGTGCGAGCGAAGATCTGGCTGGAAATGTCCTTAGCGTTCGGATAGACGTGTTCCTTCAAGCGATTTCCGGCGATTCCTTCAAGCGAGCCAATCGGGCCGTTTGACCATGCCATACCCCTACCGCCAGCGAGCAGCGTCTGCAGCCCATGGCGATCTGTGCCGTTGAGGGGCGCCGCGCCCACGTACCCGTAAGTTGATATGCCTCCGGATAGACCAATGGGATCACTTTGAACGTATCGTCCTGACACAGGGTCGTAATCGCGGAAGTGGTTGTAAATCAGCCCCGTAGCGGTATCAAAACGCTGCCCCGGGAACCGCATATCGAATACGAACGCGGTGCCGTCCTGATCGGGGTCCTGGTTCGGCGGGCTGTTGCCGAAGGCTTCGCCCTTTGCATCCCAGGTCCAGACCGCGAGGTTGCGGCTCGGGTCGATCACCGCGCGCGGGGTGCCCAGGTGGTCGGGTTGCACGTAACGCAGGGTCTGGGCGACGCCGGCACCGACGACCAGGCCGACCGGGGCGTCGCCTAGCCAGATGGCTTGTTGCTTGGTCGCGCCGTTAGCGTCGTAATCGCCGAGCCAGTGGCCGGCCTCGTCGTACAACGTGTAGCCGGTGATCGCCCCGGTCGCGTTGTCGGCTCGCGATACCCGCTCGCCCTTGGCGTTGTAGCGGTAGCTGGCCTTCACCACGCCCGCCTGCTTGACTTGGCTCATGCGGTCGTTGGCGTTGTAGACGAATTCCCTCGCCGTGCCGCCGATGCTGGTGGTGTTGCCGACGGCGTTGTAACCGCGGCTGACGCCGCCGACATTGCTCAGGCGGTGACTGGTGCCCGGGTAGGTGTAGCTGATGGTGATGCCACCGCGCAGCAGGCTGCTGCGGTTACCGGTGGCGTCGTAGCCGTAGGTCTCCAACGCCGTGCCGGTCGGGCCGTCGCGGGTGATCTTCAGCCGGCCCAGAGTGTCGTAGTCGTACTTGGCCAGGAACGCGCTTTGCAGGCCATCCTTGAGTTCGGTCAGCTCGCCGACTTCGTTGTAGCCGTAGGCCAACGACAGGCCGCCCGCGGCGCTGTCGAGGATCGTCTTAGCGCGGTAGTCCTGGTCGTAAGTGCGGGACAAGCTACGGCCGTTGCCGTAGGTCCAGCCGGTGGCCGGGCCGAACGGTTCGTAGGCGGCGTTGTTGAGCAGCACCGTGCGCACGCCGCCGGCCGGCTTGATGCCGACTTCGGTGACCTGGTCCAGAGTGTTGCGGACGTAATCGACGACGGCGTTGTCCGGGTAGGTGATGCTGCGCACCTGGCCCGAGCTGGTGTAGGCGTAGCGCAGGGTGAAGCTGCGGGTGCCGACCGTCTGCACCTTGCGCACGAGCTGGCCCCAACGGTCGTAGCAGTACTTCAGCTCGGTGCCATCGCTGCGCATCGCAGTCACACGCCCCAGGGCGAAGTTCTCGCCGGCGACGCAGACCGAGTTGACCGTGTCGTAGTCGTACTCGACGTCGGCGGCGCCGCTGCTATACGACACTGTCTTGGGCCGGTTCAGGGCGTCGTAGGTGTAAGTATGACGGTTGGCATCGTTGGCGTCCTGCTTACTCGCGAGCAGGCCGGCGCCGTTGTAGCCGTAAATAGTGACGCCGGTATCAGGACTCGCCACCTCGACCCGATCGCCGAAGCCGTCATAGCCATAAGTGGTACTGAGGCCTTTCGGGTCGGTGACTTTGGTGACCTGGTCGAGCGCGTTGTATTCCAGCTTGGTCTCGACTGCGAGGCCGCCGACGTCCTGCAGGGTGCGGCTCAGACGATTCAGCGGGTCGTGGTCCTGGTTGGTGACGCGGCTCAAAGCGTCGGTGGTCAAGTCCGGGTTGCCGTCGTTGTCGTAGCTGAAGCTGGTCGCGTGGGCCAACGAATCCTTGACGGTCTGCAACTGCCCCAGGGTGTTGAAGACACGCGACAGGGTGCGCTTCAAAGTGCCGCTGGCAGTGTTGATGTCCTCCCGCTTGCGGTTGCCGGCCAGGTCGAGGGTGTACTGGATCTTGTTGCCGGCCTTGTCGGCCACGCTGGTCAGGCGCTGGGCGGTGTCGTAGGTGTAGGTGATGTAGGCGCCGCCGGGCGGGGTGATGCGCTTGACCAGACCGGTCGGCCAGTACTCGACCCGGGTGATGCGGTCGTCGGTCTCGACGCTGTTGTCGGCGCCGCGCACCTTGGTCGCGGCGATCCAGCCGCGCGGGTGGTACTCGTAGTCGGTGACGATGCCGTTGGCGTCGGCGACCGACAGCGGACGGCCCTGCGGGTCGTAGCCGAAGGTCTCGGTGCTGCGGCCCAGCGCATCGACGACTTTTCGCAGGTCGCCCTTGCGGTAGGTGCACAGCGCCGGCTGGGTCGCGCAGGTGCTGTCGTCGCTGCCGTAGTACTGGAACGTCGTGATGTCGTTGACGTCGGTGCGCGGCCCATCGACCGACTTGACCAGCCCCAAGATCGGGCAGGTGCTGTTGCTCGCGGCCACGTCGGCGGCTTCGCAATAGGCATAGGCGGTCGTGCGGGTCTGGTTGCTGACTGTGTCGCGTACGGTGACCGTAACCGGCTGCAGACGCGCGTTGCGGACGATGCGAGTCTCGCGGTTGTCGGCTTGGGTCAGCAGCGTGCGGTTGCTGGCGATATCGCGACGTTCGGTGCTGCTGCGTTCCTGCGGCAGTCCGACTGCTTCCTTGACCGTATGCGTGCGCGCCGGCTGTCCGGTCACCGGGTCGCTGGCTTCGGCATACGCGTGCTTGGTCTGGGTGCCGTTGCGGTCGGTGACGGTGTCGAGGCGGCGCCGGAAGTCGACCGACTCGGGGTAGTAAGTGCGGGCGACGGTACCCTTGCTGTCGACCACATCGCCCGGTTTGCGCGGCTTCGGCAGCGTGGAGCCGGCATCGTTCAAGCCGTAGTTGGTCTGATACCCCAGCGCGTCCGTTACCACCGCACCGCCCTGAGCGGTATAGGCCAGGGACACCTTGTCCGCCCCGCCGGCGTGCTGGCTGACGATCAGGCGGCCCTGGGCATCATAGGAGAACGTGCTGAAGCGCACTCCGCCTTCGGCGCTGATCCCGGTCAGGTGTAGCGGAAAGTTGGCGTCCTCATAGTGATAGGTGCGCGACTCCGGCGACGCGAACTGCACGGTCTGCACCTGGCCGTTCGGGTTATACCCATAGGTCGCAAGCGCCGAGCCGGCCGAGGTGATCGAGGTGATGGGTGAGGCAGTGGACAGGCCACCGTAGTTAACGACCAGCGACCGGCCGTTGGAGTGGCTGATCGTCGTCAGGCGGCCCGCTGCGTCGTAGACGTAGGCCAGACTGGTGCCGTTCTCGAAACGCCGCTCAACCACACGGCCACCGGCATTGAAGACCATTACCTCATCGGAGCGGCTCAGCTCCCAGTTGGCTCCGTTTGCGATGATCCGATCGCCGCTGTCGTCCGCGGCCTCGAAGACATTCGAGCCCAGATTGCGGAAGGCCAGATGGGAGCCGTTCGGCTGCACCAGCCCAATGACGGTCGGGAAATCGTTAGCGTTGATCGCAAGCTTGAAGTCGTGCGAATGCGTCCAGCCGTGGCCGAAACCGCCGTTGCCGTTGTTGGATGTGGCCGAGTGGTAGTACCGCTGGAGCGAAATCCAGCCGAGATCGAAATCCGATTCGGTCTCGAACTTGTCGCCGGTCGAGACATCGGTCGGGTTGCCGACCAGGTTGCACGGGTCGCATGCAACAAGCGGGGCTGACAGGAAGTGATTGAAAACGTCCTCCTTGCAGACGTTTCCGGTGTTCCAGGTCAGATACTCGTTCGAGCAACGGCGGCGATTCCGCAATATAGACTCAGTCGTTGAGGAGTTACCGCAGGTGGTGCTGCCGATAGGTTTCTGTACGTACCGAACGTCGTAATAGGCGAGCTCTTGGTGCGCAACGCCATCGTCCCAGAAACGCACCCCGCGCCATGCTCCGTCGACTGTGATCGTCGTATTGGGCGTGCAGCCTGCGGCCGTGCTCTTGTTGTTGTAGTACATGCGTATCGCGTCCAGACTCGCCTGTTCGGTAGCAGTAACACCAGCGTTTCCGTTGATATATTCGTGCCAACCGCGAAGAGCGCCGAGCTCATGAGGGATGCCGTAGACGAGTTCGATCCTGTCCTCGAAAATACGACGATCACGAACGACACTGATGTACCCATAGCCGCCACCGATAGCCCGGATCGCGGCCTCGGCTTCCTGCTGGGTGTTATAGGTCGTGTCGAAGAATCGCCATTTGTGGCCGCTTTCCTGAGCCGAGACTGCGCCATGAAACGCCAGACTAGCCAGTATGACTGAGATGCCCTTCGCCTTTACTACGGGCCTGAGCAGCCTCCGGATTCGATCGTCCGGACTTCCATTTAAGCTCATGTGATCTGTCCTTGAGGGTTGAAATAGAAGCAGCGCCCGCGTGACTTCGCGGGATCACTGCACTGGTTTTGCTTGGTGCTGACTGAACTTGAACGGCTGCGAGTAGTGCCAGCATCCATCTGGCTGCCGAAGCTTCAGTCGATAGAGTTCACGTGGGCCGCCACTGCCGGAGGCGACGAACTCATACGATCGTCCGGGCTTCACCCCCACGATCTTGTTTGCTGGCTCTGGATGGTCGAGGGCGACGAGATCGAATACCCATTGCCCACTCGGGTCTAGGTACTCGACCAGAGCGTCCATTGGATAGGCGCGAAGTGGAGGCAACCCTCTGTACGCAGCAAGCTCGAAGGGCTTGGCCGAACTATTCGTTATTCGATACTTGCCGAGGGTCGCGGAGCCAGCGCTGGATCGCCCGGTACGTTCACCCACAAACACTATGCTGATCTCGCGTGCCTCCTCGATAGGGGCGTCGCAGGATTCCGCATCTGCAGCTGATAGTGCGGCTAAAAGAATAGGGCTGAGAACTAACAAAATCCATTTCATATGGCTGTCCTGAGCTGATGTCATTCGAACCGATCGTGTGCCTCAACCCATGCCGGCGACCACGGCCATTTGGTTTGGGCGGTTGCCTGGCTTGAGCGGAATGAAGAGGGCGCTGAAGCGCCCTCCTTGCGCCAATCGGATAGTTTCAGAAACCCCGCCTAGTGAGGCCCGCTAGATTCGGTGGCATCCGAAACCTGAAATGGTTCTGAAGGCAACCAGCAGCCGCGCATCTGCCGAATCTTGGCGCGATAGGTCTCCGGCCCGGCGGGCCTACTCTGACCTAGGAATGTCAGCCGATCACCCGGAGGTACTGTAACTGTTGCAGTTGCGGCCTCCGGGTGATCGATAACCGTCACGTCGTCGCTCCACCCATCGACTGTCTGCTTCTCAATTGTGAAATCGAGTGGGTACAACTTAACCGGCTCTTTCTCACCTTTATACGTGGCGAATCGCAAGGTCGTCTTTGAGCCGTTGATCAGCAGGTACTTTCCATATACATAGCCCCAATCACGAGCGCGATCTGCATCCACCCCGCTATAGTTGATCCGAACCCCCTCAATTGGCCTATCGCAGTCACCGTTCGCATGCGAGTGCGCGGGAAGAAGAATGATCATGGGTAGGAGGAGGGTGGTGATCAGATTCATGAGGGGTTCTCTGATGACAGGAAGCATGCCAGACGGCTCGCGCGGGCATGCTTCCCGCACCCTACAAGCTAGTCTTCTCGCACGATCTAGTTGGAGTCATCCGTTGCGGCGGCTTCGGCGAAGTGAAATTCATCCGAGGTGAGCCAGCAGCCACGCTTCTCACGTATCTTGATCCGATACAGCACCGGCTCACTTCGGCGACTCTGCCCAAGAAAGAGCAGTTCGCCCCCTGGCGGCACGCTAACGGTTGCATCCGGTGCCCGTGGGTGATCGAGCGCGCGCACATCTTCAGACCAGGCACTACCCGATGAGCGCTCAACCTTGAAGCCCATTGGGTACAGAACAACCGGCGCCACGCTATCTTTGTAGCTGTCAAATGACAAAGTCTTAGGGGAATTGTTCTTCAGTACGTACTTGCCGTAAATGTAGTGCCAGTCCTTGGCGCGCTCGGCGTCGTTGCCAAGGTATTCAATTCGAACAGCCTTCCTTAATCCACCGCCGCATTCTTTCGCGGCAGCTGTTACTGATCCTGATGCGAAAACAATAACGACCGAAATCGCGATTGACTTGAAATTGTTCATAGCGGCGGCTCCCCAGTTACGGCCATGTGTTCTCCAGGTTTGTCCCATCTCTTACTCGATCTGAGGACGGCTTTCCGTGCGCCGATAGCCAAGAATGATCCCATTTCAGCATGGTTTGCGGCGACGCACTCCGTCTCTGCAGCATGAATGTTGGCCTGAAGGACCTTCTCCATCTTGGCCGCACGCTTTCTTGCAGAAGCCATCCACATCCTCAGATCCTTAACATGCTCATACTCGTCAGTACGTACTTCCTTCGTCAGCTTGGCCGTACTGTAACTGCTCCTGAAGAAGACCAAAGGCTCTATCGTCACGGAAAACTCATTCAAGCGGTATTGCCCCATGTCGCACTGGCACTTGACGCCAACGGTCCAATCAATGCCCGTTCGCGCCAATGTGTTTGGCTCATACCCCTGAATGCCATCGCCGGGATAGGTTTCCATCAGACCTCCTCTGGCGACCGCGCCCCACATTTCCCTAGCCGGAAGCTCAGTCCACTGAAGCAGCCCCGTTGGATCAGTCCAAAGCAATGGGGAGTTACTGACATACCGGTAGGTATTCAAGCCGCCCTGCAGGCCGATCGGATCGCTTTGCAGATATCTGCCCGTCGCGGGATCATAGTCGCGGAAGAGATTGTGGTGCATCCCGCTGATCGCGTCATATTGCTGTCCGGCGAAGCGTAGATCGAATACAAACGATTGGCTGTCTTTGTCCGGGTCCTGATTCGGCAGCGTCGCTCCGAAGACATCGCCGGCGAGATCCCAGGTCCACACTGCCCGTTGTCGCGACGGATCAATGATGACGCGAGGTGTCCCGAGATGATCAGCCTCGATATACAGAAGCTTGTTTGCTGCAATAAGGCCGACAGGCGTATCCCCTAACCAAATCACTTCCTGGACAGCAGCGCCGGTAGCGCCATATCTACCGAGGAATCGACCGACCGTATCGTAGTTCGTATAGTCCACAACACTGCCGATTTGCCGCTGAACCCGCTCGCCAATGCCGCTATAGCGATAGGTGGCCTTAGTCTGGCCGCTCGCCTTGACGGTGCTCATCCGGCCGGCTGCGTTGTAGGTGAACTCCTTAGCCGCGCCTCCGATGCTTATCGTGTTACCGGCGCCATCATATGCTCGCGCTACGCCGTTCCATTCGGTCAGGCGATCCACCGCGTAGACTGAGCCAATGCTCGTCGCACCGTTGGTGATCTCCGTCGTTCGGTTCTGAGTGAAGTCATGGTAGAGGTAAGTCTTGAGCGGAGCGTCTGCTCCCGTCTTGACGTCAGCGAGCTGATTGAGCGTGTCATACCCGTACTTTCGCAAGGCCGGTGTGGACTGGTCGCCCCTCCGTAGTTCGGCAAGATTCCCGACCTCGTTGAAAACGAAGCCCACTGAAAGGCCGTCCACCCCCGAGTCTTGGATGCTCGTCGGTTGATAGTTGAGGTTGTGCTGTCGGCGCAACCGGCGGCCATTGCCAAAGACGAATTCTCCGGCCGGGCCGAAGGGGTAGTAGGTGATGCCCGTCAGAAGCGCCTGGCTAGCTTGGCCTGGCCGGGTCACGGTGACGCTTGCGATATTGCCCTCGCTGTTCGCCCCGTACGCGACCAGCGTACCGCTTGGGTAGGTGATTGCTTTAAGCCGACCACCCTTGGTGTATTCGTACCGCGAAGTGAACGTCTTCCCGTTGATAGCTTGGATCTTCCTGACAATGTTTCCGTAGCGGCCATAGCAATAGTCAGTGTAGCCGGTCGAGTCGGTGATTCGGGCTAGGCGACTCTTGCCGAACTTTTCATCAGTCGCACACGCTGCGGACGGGAAGTCGTAAGAACGAGATACGTTCAGGGTCGGATCGCTCGGGTAGAGCGTCGACAATGATCGGCCGAGCGCGTCATAGGTGTACTGAGTGAGCCGTCCGTCTGCGTCGGTCGCCGAGGTCCGGTTCCCTCCGCTGTCATAGGTGTAGGTGCTCGAACCAGTCGCCGGGCTCCTCAACGTCAAGACTTCGCCAAACCGATTGCGATCGTAGCCGGTCTCGCGACCCAGGCCGTCGTAGGTCGAAATCATCTCGCCAACGGCATCATAGAAGTGACTTGCACCCGTGGTGCGGCCGGTCAAGTTGGCACGTGTCTGGTCCGTCTGGCGGAACCAATTGGCCGTTTCCGTGCTCTGGCGCCCTAAGGCATCGGTGGTATAGCTCGGTGTGCCGGCGGCCGAGTATGTAAAGTTGGTCGTACGCCCATAGGCGTCCCTTTCGGCCTTGATCTGCCCCAACTGATTGCGCAGGGTCGATAGGGTGCGCTGAATGATGCCGCCCGGGTCCTTGACGTCAGTCTTCTCTGGGCGTCCCTCATTGTCCAGGGTGTAGTGGATACGTGCGCCGGTGGAGCTGATCACATCCGTAAGACGGCCGGCTGGGTCGTACTCAAAGCGGGTCGCGACACCATCGGGGTCCGTGGTCTTCTTCACGAGCCCGACTGAGTCGTACTCCATCAAGGTGATTGCATCATCCGTCTCCGTGGCGTTGTCGCTTCCGCGTACGACCTGCCTGAGCAGCCACCCACGCGGGTGATATTCCTGATCGGTAACGATACCGTTGGCATCGCGACTGGAAATGGCACGGCCACTGCGGTCGTACTTAAGAACCTCGTCGATCTGGCCGAGGGCATCGGTCACCTTCCAAAGGTCGCCCTTTCGGTGATCGCAGCTGCCGGTGGGGGATGCGCATCCCACGTCGTCCTGGGCATAGTAGGTGAACGTCGTCGTGTCGTTGACATCAGTCCGCGGCCCGTCCACCTGCGTGACCAACCCAATGATCGGACAGCTTCCCGCCTGGATATCGGCTGCTTCGCAGAAGCTCGTCGCGCTGGTGCGAGCGGCCCCACTCAGCGGGTCGATCTTGGTCACAGTGAGCTCTTGCCCGCGTCCGTTATAGGTCCACTGGCGCTTCGTCCAAAGCTCGCCGTCACGGTTGTAGACGCGCTCCTCTGTCGGAACATCGAACGTCGGATGCCAATCAATCTGCGTCAGTCGCTCCTCTCGATTCCCGATAGCTTCGCGCTTCTGAGCCACCAATCCGCGAGCGTTGTAATCGTAATCCGCAGACGTGCGCCCGAAGTCACCAACGCGATCGGGAAAGCCGTTGGCATCGTAGGTGTAGACGGCCGTCGCACTGGCGCAGCCGTCCGTACAGACCCGCTCCGCATCGGTCGTAAGCTTTCGCCCATTGATCGTCGTGAACTTGTACTTGTATCGAAGGCCGTTCGAATATACGACGTCTGTGGTGCCGTACTGCCCACCTTCGACGACGTAGCGCTCCGCTCCCTGGGTGTGCTCAGTCGAGATGGGATTGCCCGTGTTGTCGTAACCAAACTTTGCCTTTACCGAACCGGTCTCGTCCAGGACACTGGTCAGCAAGCCGCGCATCATGGATTCAGTGCCTGCGTAGTACTGGTATTCCCGCTTATACCCTGAAGTTGCCACGACTTTTTCCAGACGCCGCTCTGTATCGTCCGGGAAGGTCGGATAATTCGGACTCAGATAGGTGTAGTTATACCTGACGCCGGTCGGATCGGTCACTGACGAGATAAGGCCGTTGCTGTCATGATCGATCTGCAAGGCCCGTCCCTGCGCGTCGGTCACCTTGCTGAGCAGGCCGGCAACGTAATCCAGGGTGAGGTGATAGCCGTCGAGGTAGTCGATGGCCAACAAGCGGCCTTCAGCGTCGTAGGTTTCGACGGAGCCGTCGGCGGCGTTGGCCAGCTCCCAGCTAATAGGAAGGCCGGCTTCCAACACTGGGGTCAGAACCATCCTAACCTCGGCACTGGGCAACCAGGCGCCATCCACCCTTCGGAACAGAATCTGCATCCCATCGTCTCGGTGGATGGTGATGGCTTTACTTTCGGTCGAGAACGAATTGAACTCGAGGTTTCGGCTATAGGTATGCCGCCAGTTCTCACCGAGATCGGCCAACCCGACTTCGGGCGCGCTGTTGTAGTAGCGATGGAACTTCAAGCCCCGACCGCCATTGCCGGCGTAGTCGGTCTCGTCTTGGAATTTATTTGCGGCGTTAACCACGATTGGGTTTCCGATGCAGTTGTTGCTGCAGTCGCTTCGGCCCAGGTTCTTGCCGGTGTCTTCCTCGCGATCCTCTAATGGCCAGTACGCGTTGGTCGTACCGTAGTAGTAAGAATAGTGTTCCATCGGCGGATCATCGGAAGGCGGCAGATCGTATCGATTAGCCATCTCCAGATGGATGGTGAGCAGCCCACCTGTTACCTCGGGCTGCACAACGGCCTTCTTGCAGTCGGTGATAGTCCATGTCCTTTGGTTGAATCCATCCTGCAGCGGCGGGTATTCAATCAAGTCCTGGGCAGTGTCGATCTTGTGACGCTCGCAAGCTGCCATCGCCTCACGAAGTGTGTAGGTGTTCGGCCATGCGCCCATCCATACCGGTCCGGGCGCATGCCCCCCCACCGCTGCCTGTCCGGTCTCAACCGGGAACGCAGCCATGGCCGAGAAGGATGAGACGGAAGCGAGTGCGACCGCTAAGCTTGCGCTCAAAGGATTCATTCGTGTCTTAACAAGCATCTTCATTCCTTGGAAGTTGAATTACGACATCGCCCGAAATCTCAGCCGTCTAACCGTGAACAGTGTTACCTGCCAGTTTCAAGTAGGGGCGTCTCTGGGGCCGAGATGAGGCTCGGGCGGTCCGTGGCTAGACGCCTATCCATCGCATCATGTTGCTGGCCTGCGGCGCGGCCGGTGGAGCAGTTCTTCCCGCACTACCCGGACATCGTTCGGGGCGCTAATTCCCATGCGAACCTCGCCATCCCGTCGTGGTTTGAGTAAGCGCACTTCAACGTCGTGGCCAATCATCACCATCTGCCCAGGGCGACGAGTCAGAACTAGCATCGAAGACTGGTGCTTGATCTTCATAGGTGCGTAGGCATCAAGCCGTAGATGTCGCAAGCCTCGCGTAACTCACGACTGCTGGAGCTCTCTGCCTCTTCACAGAATTCAAGAAGTTCATGCGGTTGAAGGTATAGGACTATAGACTCCAGAGCTCCATCGAGATTGGTGGCGCGCACTTCCGTTGGATCTCCCGTGTGGAGATGCCGATAGCGAGCCCTGGCTCGTGCGGCGGCGACACAGGTCTCCCGCGAAGCGAACGGCACATGTTCGTCTTCGCCGTTGACGGAAACACGCCAGTTCAAAGATCCGCGGCATACGGCGTCGTAATGTACAACTCTGTTGCTTACCATCCCTCGTACTCCTTGAGGACGCCAATCCTTCTGACGAATCCATCGCCTACCCATTGCGGGTGGTAGCTTCGCCCTTGCATCTGGTCCGGATGCATGAATAGGCTTCGCATCTCGCGCTCATCCGCGCAGCCCAGGTCCGGAAACAAAGCCCAGAAGCTGACGTCGATGACCTCTAGACTCGGCAAGGTGAGCCACGCGTGTAGACTTATACGCGCACCAGGCGCGATGCCGGTGCGCAGCATCTGCTCCAGGCCTGCGATCGGGGTACAACACAGTCGTCGGCCGTTCTGCCGGATGTATCCGAGCGTATAGGCCAGCGGTACCTTAAGCTCCGCTTCCAGCAT